GTCTTTGACCTCCCAACCAACGCCTGGGAGACCCCCAGGCCCGATGGCTCCCTGGAGAGCTGGTCGCACCTCTGACCGGCTCTCCCGCACTAGCACCCCGTCGTGAGACGCCATGCTAGTGCACAAAAGCCCCCTCGCCAGGGGCTTTTCTTTTTTCTTTTTAAGCGGCATAAAAGGCAGGCTCTTAGGCCTGCCCTCTATGCCCATCACCCCTTAAACGGCAGCGACGTTCTCAGCCACCAGGTTGGCCATGTTGTCGATGGCGCCACCCACGCCGAAGTTGTCAGCCACTTCAGCGCTCATGTCGCTCAGGAACGCTTGGCGCAGCTGCGGGTTGGCGTTGAGCTTGACCATGCGGTCAAACACACGCTGAGCCAGCATCAGCACGCCTGTGCCTGTCTGGGTCAGGGCCGTCCAGGTGATGCTGATCTCCAGCAGGTCACGTTGACTCGTCGGATCGAACTTGCCGGCGATTTCACCCGTGGTGTCCGGGAACATGTTGGTCACCAGCCAGGCCTTGGCCACCTTGGTGAAAGTGGCATCCGGCTCGAAGAACAGCACGGTAGCCGTCGACATGTCGGCCAGAAAGTCCGTCGGCGGCACGTCAGCGATCGTGGTCACCAGCGGGAACTTGGTTTCCGGGTCCATGCCACCGTAGGTGATCCAGTCATGCAGGAAGTTCTGCAGCGGACGACCCGCCAGGTCGACGTGAGTCGTCGACGGCTGAGTGCGTTCACGCTCGACGTTCACCAGATCGTCGAACTGCTCGCCTGCTTGGCCCACGTTGGTCTGGTCGTGAGAAGCGCGAAGATCCGACTTCAGGCCGTCGATACTCTTGGCGTGAGTCTCGAAGAGGGCCTTCAGAGCGCTGATGTAGTACTCTTTGTCCGGCATGTAGTTGAAAAAGCGCGGCGCTTGCATGACCAGCGCATAGGTGCGGGGACGCGTGTAGTGCGTCATTGACGCCCAGTTGGTAAGGTCGAGGACAGTGCCGTACGCACCCCCGAACTGAGGATCAGTCATCGTCGCCAGACGGCCGTACGAAAAACCTTGACCCTTCAGCAGTGTTTCTGCAACATTTGCCATGATGAGTGGTTCCTGTGTGGAAGAATAAAAAGAAAAGATTAAAACAAAAAAGAAGCTTGAGTAAGAGATGAGTTTTTTCTTTTTAGTGTTGACGTCTCTAAAGACTGCAGGGTAGAAAAAGAAGTCGACTCTAAAAGAAAAGGTCAGGAGTGTTTAGCTCCTGACCTTACTTATCTCTATTAGAAGTTGATTTAGGCCGCAGCTGCCATGCGCCGAGCACGCACGTCCAGCATCATGACCGTCTTCATGCCGTTGGCTTCCAGGTCGATGCCCAGCGTCCACGAGTAGCCTCGCGCTTGGTCACCCGCCGTGATCACTGCGTTCGGCGTGATGCGGAAGAGGTCAGCAAACCGACCCACCGTGTCGTTGTAGACCGCTTGGTTGACGGTTTCCACGAGCACGTTGTCAGTGTAGCGCACCGAACCCGTGAAACGACGCCACACGCGCTGGCCCACCTTCTGCATCTCGATGGCACCCATCACGACGAAGAAGCTGTTGAGCACGCTGGTGTCGTTGTCGTAGACACTCTTGAGCGCAGGCCAGAACGCCTGCGTCATTGACCACGACTGAGCCCAGTTCATGCCGATGGCCCAGTTCTTGTTGCGGATCACCGTCGGCACCGACGTGTTGTTCACGTTGGTGAAGAGGTCGATGATGTTGTTCTCGCCGCTGTCGAACAGCTCCGAGCGCTTCCACACGCCGTTGGCTGCGCCCATCATGCGCGCAGCACGATCCGCCAGCTGGATGGTCAGCGGCAGGCGAGTGCGAAGCAGCGAACTCACCATGTCACCAGTCTGGCTGATGATGAAGGCGCGGCAAGTGCCGGTACCGTAGTAGTCAGACTCCGGGTAAGCCAGCGCAAAGCTGCGCAGCACGGTAGCGACCGAGCGTTCTTGTTCACCGGTTTGTACTGCGCCGCCAAACTCGGCCGTGGTCAGGAACACGGCCGTATCCTTGCGTTCAGAGATGAACTTGCACAGCGAACGCTTGACGTCCAGCGGGAAGCCCACGTCGTAGAACGCAGACACCGGGTACAGGACGTCGTCCATGTACTTGTGGGTCGGCACCGAGAAGTTGGCGATATCTGCACTCACCGCAGCGCTGTAGTCACTCCAGGCCAGCGTACCATCTGCACCACCACCGCCAAAGATGTTGGTGGTTTCACTCAGACGAGTCGCGCCCGTGGCAGCCGAATCGACTTGGTAGGCGTAGTAGGGCTCGCCTGCCGAGTTGGTGCCTGTAAACAGGTTCATGAACCACTGCTGATCAGCAGCGCCCACGGTGAAGTCCTTGGTTACCGGCAGCGCCACGCCTGCAGCTGCAGTCGCCGTCACGTAGGCTGCTTCAGCCGTATAGATCTGGCTGAGGACTTGAGCGACGTTGGTGGCGTAGATGTAGACGCCGCCGAAGTCGCCGTAGTTCAGGTCACCTTGCGACAGATCGGTGTTGACGTACTTCTTGAGGAAGCGCTCATCCAGCGAGTACGGCAGGTTGTAGGTGGTGTAGATGGTGTTGGGCTTGAGGACGAAGTCGATTGACTTGTCGCCGTCCAGCGTATCGACGGCCACCGGCGTCGACTTGGCGTCAGCACGGCGGCGCACCTGCAGACGGAACGGGTAAGCACCCGTGTCCGTCATGGCCTTGAGATCGATCGGGCTGGTGCCGGCGGTCGTCGGAGCCCACAGGCTGATGGCTGAGTTGTTGCCCGCTTCGCCATAGCTCGATGCCCAGAACTGCAGGATCGGGATACGGGTCGACTGCACCGAGCCGCCGGCGCTGAGGGTGCCGGTCTGGTCGCCAGGCTTGGTCGTGAGGGTGCCGAACTTGGTTTCATCCACCAGGTTCGTGATACGCTCGACCACCCACTTGGCCTTGTAGCCAGAGAAGGTAGCCACCGCTTGCGCGTCGGCAGCTTGCGGGTCGCCCAGCTGGTTGTACATGATCGCACCCGTCGTGGCATCACGACGGTACTGCGGCATGCTTTCAACCGGCAGCAGATCGATGTAGAGCGCGAAGTTGGCACGAGGGCCCACGTCCGCCGGAACGATCCGGGCAATCATCTGAGCGTTGCCCCGAGCCGCCATACGGTTGCTCAGAACCGTAGCCGAGTTGGCGTACTTGCTGCGTTCGTCAAACGAGACGTCGCCAAAGATGTTGGTGCGGTCTGCACCGCTCACCAGCATAGGCTGCACGTCGCCAGGAGTGCCCGGACCTTTTTGGGTGTAGAGGTAGATGAGCGGTAGGTGAGTCGGCAGCGCCTGAGCCACAGCAGCTTGCGCCACCGTAGACAGGTCTTGGATGCCGCGCGAGATCAGCGTCGGCGCAGCATTGACAATGGTCGAGGACATGCTTCGATTCCTTTTACAAAAAAGAAAACCAACTTATCTAAACTAAGCAAGTGGTCAGTGATAGAAAAGAAAAAATATAAAGAAAAAACTTCTACAAGTCTATTGTTGACGCAAAATCGTGTCAACATGAACTAGACGGTCAAAAAAGTTGATTTAGCTCAGACCCATTGGCACCTCAGCAGTGCTAGTGTGGTCTGGGCTTAAGGTCTGTGAATGCATACAAATGCACCCTCTATCGTGAGTAGCGACAAGGCTTATCAGGACTATAAGTATAACCACTTTGCCTACAGCAACTCCTCTAAACAATGGTTTTTGATAACAATGTTGCTCATCCATAATAGAACCAAAATTTGAGCATACGATTGTTTCAGTCATCTAGTAGAAGGCTCTTTTTACAAAAAGACGGATGACTCTTCATTTTGTAGCAGCTTGGAAAAAAGAGCTTTTATTTTTCTTCTTACTTCTCTTTCATTTATGGAGCTTTGATTGTGACTGTGTTCCGATCTCCTTACCTCACCACGGCATGTGCTGGGACTCGTACCCAACATACCGTGGCTGCACTGCAAGACGCTTTGGTGCGCAATACGCTGGGTCGTCAGTTTAACTATCACACCCCCACTCTTCCTGAAGAGATCACGGTGTTTGAAGTGAACGGCGCTCCCCTTCAAGATAACATCGGGTACTTTAGTCACCCGATCTCAGTCATGCTGCCTAAGCATATTGCCGATGGCGCTAAGATTCAACACGCCTCGTTTTTGGATCTGCGAAACCTGGGTCGGTACGTGGGCAGCGAATTTCGCATCCAAGACCGAGCCAACTATATCCTGCAGCATCTGCGCACCGTACTGGGTCACATTTTTGAGTTTGCACAGCCCAGTGCGTTGAAAGACATGGGCTCCTTTCCTGCAACCGTTTTTGGTAAATTTGTGTCGCAACCTTTGGCGCGAAACTTTATGCTGGAGCCCAGCCAGGAAGTTTATCTGAATGTGATTGCGACTTACTACTACTACTGTCTGTTTGTGGACGAAGTAGAATTGGAAGCTGAAGAGCGTGACAAGGTGGTGGCTCAAACGGCACGTGCTACGAACGTGCCTGCTGACCGAGTCTACGACATCATGGACGGTGTGGACATGATCCATGACCTGGAAAAACTCGCTGACGTGATCAAGCTGCGTGTGAACTCCGTTCGCCTTCAGAACTTCACCTATGGCACTATCCTTCAGATGCTCTGTGGCAACTGGATGGGTAACGCCAGTCGTGAGATGGTTGGCGTGGCGCTGGAACATCCTCCGACTTGGATTGCGCTGATCTATGGCTCTATTGGAGAAGCGTCTTTCAAACGCACACAGCTTGGCAAGATTGTGGATACCCAAGCGCGTGTGCGCTCTGAGGTACCTGAAACATTTGTGCGAAACGTCAACACCCTCACGGGCTTTATTGACTATCTGCCTCAACTTGAAAAAGCTTAATTTATTCTTCCACTTATCTTAGAGAAAGGCCGCTTTTATGGGCGCACTCGCCAACTACGGTATCGCTAACATTTGGTGTGCACCTACGCAAGATCGTCCGTACATCTTGCGTCTGGCACGAGTCAGCACCAATGCTGGAATGACCAACACTTGGCAACTGCTCTTTGAAAGCGGGTCGCTGCCGCAACAGGGAAAGAAGTTTCACCTCTTCCAGGTGGGCCTTCTTTTCCCTGCTATGCTTAATTTGCCGACCCCAGAGCAGGGCCAGTGGATCAAGTTCACTGATCTGTGTAATCACAACAAACTCTTTGCTGACTTATATCTAGATACAGGTATTCGGCTTAATCTTTCACAAGCTTATTTTACGGTCACATTTGACCGTAACTTGATCATTGCGATTGAACACAATACGAAGTATGGGTGGGTGGTCGATTACCAAGCCACTGAAGTCGATTTAAATCACGCGTTTGTTTACTTACGCGTGTACTCTAATCAGTATTACAATTCTAGCCGCTGGGCAGATAAGCAGACTCAGTATGGCGGGCCTATTGCTCAGCCTGTTTATACACAAGGTGTTGTGAATGCTACTCTACAGCAAATCCTTGATTTGCAGTTAGTGTATCAGCAATACGCCGCTATGCCAGGGCATGTATTTGCCTATAAGAACGGCTACGTCGTGCCCAACATCAGTTTGGTCACCTGTGCAGTCGGCGATACGATTGAGATGATTTATGACGCTTCTGTAGAACGCGTTGTTCGGCAAATGCTCACCGACATCCCGATGTTCAACTCGGTTATTGACCAAGCAGGCAAGTACATCATCCACACACCTAAACCTAACGACAACCGCATCAACTACCACGATGATGTAGATTTTGCATTCATCAACACGGTCAATGGGCTAGGGGTTTATCTCCATAAGAACTTGCGTTATGGCTGCAAGATGCTCACACATTGTGACTACTCGATTCCGGTGAGTACCGTCACCAGTTTGATGATGAATAATCAACTCGCTTTTTCTCCAGTGAATGAAGCGATTGAGTATTACATTAGAGCTGCTGGATTTGACCGTAGTCTGGTCAATGAGGGTAGCCGTTTGAGTCAGCTCTATAAGCTTGACGACAGCGCTATTCTATCAGCGATGACGGGTGTTGATTCAGTCATTCCTGTGTGGTCGGCTGCTCAGCTAGAAACAAGTGCCTATACGCAGCTCATGTCAACAGACTACAGCGGTGTGAATGACGGCTTGGTTGCAGATGCACTGGGCTATCATGCAGCTGCTAAGCTCTTGGGTGATCCCGCTAAAATACTGGGTGTGGGTAATAACTCCAACTTGGTAGACGTGCCTGCTCTCTATAGTCAAGATGATTTCACCGTCTTTGAGTATGATGCTGATGGTCTTTTGCTGGGTTACTACTATGTGACCAACCATGCATCGATCTATGCTGCGGTGAATGTCAATACGCATCATGTTGACTTTGTCAAGGGCAGCTGCTCGCAAGCGATTGCAGATAGCTTGAACACGGCCACTGTAGAGATCCCTATTGGGGCTGATTGGCGTGCTTATATCCGTCAGAAATCCACTAACCCGCAAGCTAACCTGTGGGTAGACGTGACCGCTAATGCAGATAACCGTTATACTCTCAGTAACGGTACACTCACCTGGAATAACGCGACTCGTCTAAGTTACGACACGCTGGTGAGAAACAACAGCAAGGCGCTTTTGATTGACACGCAGATCCCGTATGACAGCAGTGGTCTGATGGTTATACACCTCACCACGTGGCGAACAGTCAACGGCGTGACGGCGCTCTATGATCTGGATATTCCCATGGGGGAACTTGATGTCTGGCTCAATGGACATGCCCTTGTTAAGGGAATCGATTATCAAGTTGATTTCCCAGTGGTCTATATTCACAACAAAACATACTACAACGCCGCAGGTAGCCAGCATGTGGTAGTGCGCATGAAAGGCCTTTGCAATACCCAGCTCCAAATGACTGAGATTGCAGAAACAGGTTTTGTACAAGGTGGCATGTTGTCAGCCGATCACCGCTTTCAAGTGCGAGACGATAAGGTCACGCAGCTGGTCGTGGCCGGTGGGCTGCGTTTAGCGTCTGACTTTGCTTACAGCGAGAATAACCCAGCAGCAGAGAATAAGTTTGCTCTGAATGGTCAGTACTACCAAATCAAAGACTACGTGGTTCCCCTTAGAGGGGCAACGGGTCAAGACACCTACAGCTACTATGCGCAAGCACGTGCTGTTGAGACTCAAGTCAATAACTACTTGACGACTCGTCTACCGATGGCCGATGTGGTGCCTGCACCAGCAACCAATCGGCCTATCCTATTCTCGGCGTTTTTCTCCAAGCTGATAGATGACTTGGCAACGGGTGCTTTTGATGCGACTCGTCTCACGTCTAACTACACCAGCACTCAAATCGAGCAGTGGCTACTGCCCTACAAGTACTTGCTTGACCATGATCCTGTAAAGCTTTCTCTCAGGCCTGACCTGGACTATATTCAGCTGGATTTGAAAGCAGATCCTGGAGTAGCACAGCTCACCATTTACACGTATCAGTTTTTGCAACGCGTGGCTGCGCTCATTGCACCTGATATCGCTACGCCTTCTGTCATTGATTCCTACGTGACTTATCCTGCCGTCAATTAAACCATCATGCCTAACCTGCAATCACTAGAAGGAATTGTCGGCACCGACAACGTTCAACCTGTCTTTCAACCCACAAGAGGGTTCAAGATCCTCAAGATGGAAGAGGTCTATTTGGGCCTTTTAGGACAAGGTAAAGAAGTTGCTTTGCTAGAAGATTTGGTCGTCACCACCACAGGGGGGCGTATTGACTTCTTTGTGGTCACTGACATCAACTTAGCCACGGGTGTGCCTACGCTCACCCCTCAAATCAAAGACGGTTATCCAACCTACTTTGAAGCGGTTGATACGCTCATCGCACCTGGCTTCATGCCAGACCTTTACCGACTCTACGTTGATAAGAGTGTAAACCCTGCCCGCATTGCTGTAGACTCAGCGTGCTTTGTACATGCTGTTAATGCTCGGTCTGCCAAGATCTTTCTTGGTACAGATATTGGTGAACACGGCACCGTCATCAGTCGCGTGTATGACGCGTCTGGAAACTATTTAACTGATACGCTACCTCTAGAGCTGGCACTCAGGCCTAATGCGGTCAACTACTCTATCCGCAGCATTCCTACGGCCTACACAAACTACAACTTGCAAGCAGGCGCTCTAGTCACTGCCGCTTTTTATAGCGATACAGGCGTGCTCATTTCACGTCGGCAACTCAAAGTAGAAGAAAGTACCTTTGTCCACACCAACGCGTCTGATAAACGGTATGTGGTCGGGATTAGTCTGCGTAGTAACTTCATGTCAAAGGTCAATCCTAACTTGCTGGAGTTCCCAATGAACTTGACGGTAAGCGGGTTGAACCTTTACGGCGTGGTTCATTACTCAGATGGCTCTACAGTAGAGTACCCTGTGAACGGAGTCAAGTTCTCTGTGGATGGTTTGGATGAATATGTTTCCACTGTACCTGGAGAAGTCAATACGTTCATGCTGAGTTATAAGCTCAGCAGTGATGAATCCACCTTAGCGACCACTAATGCCACAGGCGATATGGTGGTAGAAACGTTCATGGTGACAACGATGGCACCTAATACTGCTTTGGGTGTAAAGCTCTACGCTTACCCGCAGTGGAACGCTGCGACAAACGGCTATACACTCAAGGTTTATCTGCTCACATTGTCTCGTCAAACGCATTACGACGTGACAGCTTTAGTGTACAACGTCCTTGGCACACCTAGCTTTGATGGCCGTGGATACGGCGCTGTCCAGCATCTACAGCTGGCAGTGAATTTGAAAGATGTGGATAGCCTCTGGCCTAATCACATCCATACCCAAACCATCGACATCAAGCTAGAAGGCCCCGGCACACTTCGTACCACCAACTACCTCATCTACAACCCGCCTGGACAAACACCTGCTTACGGTGCTGGTGTATTTGTGAAGGCAACCCAAAGCGTCACAGGGCTCACTTGGGACTTAGACTTTTCCATGGGTATCGCCAATGAGCTGACATGGAAGGCACTTACCTATAACAACAGTCGCCCCCTCTACGCCACCAACGTAGAAGCTGGGCCACTTGAGCCAACTCACCTGCTCATTGAAGTAGGCAGCGCCATGATTGAACTCAGTCTCAATGAGATCACCACGCCTGTCAATCTGACCAGCACGGGTGTTGGAAATGCAACTCAGGCCACCGTCTACTTTACTCGTAAGGTGGGGTCAGCTACGCTTTACTTGAGCGTGATCAGCATGCCTATTTGGCGAGCTGCTCAAGACGGTACTTGGCTGTAAAAAGTCGGCATAGTGGGCAGGCTTTAATAGCCTGCCTTTTATGCCTTTTTTGTTTTTAATACAACAGCGAATGGTGTGACTACTCACCTGAGTGTTAGACCCATTGTGGATTTCAAATCCATCAGGCAGCCATCCCTGATGACCCTTTGAGGTCGGCCTTTTAAGAGTAGTTTATTTTCACGAAAGTAAATGAGGATCACTCATGGCTAAGGCAGATGTGCGCACGTTTGACCGGGAAGAAGAAGGCCCAATGTCGGGCCTGCGAGCGCTCAAGAAAGAACCAAAACCGCCTGAAAACAATTTGAAAGTATACACCATCAACCCTAAGCACTATAAACTTTGGGTAACTGAAGCCACGGGTAAACCCTATTGGGTGCTGTGGTCTGGAGACGATATCACGACCTCTGAGTTTAAAGAAGCTTACCAGCAAGCTCAACGCTATAGTCGTTGCCAGTTGAACGGCTACGACCCGGTGTCTCAGCTGAGTAAGGTGATTCATTTACCGCAGTCACTACACAAGGCTGCTTAAAGCCATCCAGAGCAGCATAAAAGGCAGGCTACTAGGCCTGCCCTCTATGCCGCCTATTTTAACGGCTCAAAATGCGATTAAGCTTACGCTGCTCACGTAGGTTTTGAATCACTGCGTCAATAGACAGAGTTTCACCTTCACGCACCACTAAGCGGGTGTACAAGGCTTTGAGTCTATTTTCTAGCCGGTTAACGACGAGCAGGTCAGACGACTTCTTCAGCTCAGCCATGATCATCTCAATTTGAGTTCTGATTTGGTTTTGTTCAAACTGGCTATACTTCTGTTCAATCGCCACGTTGGTTGCAATCTGTTGGTCATCAATACGAAGTACCTTCAGCGGGTTGATGCCGTAGTCTGCAAGGTTCTTAGTACGTGTCAAGAACCAGTGGGTTAGCAGATAAGAAATGACCATGTCGTCATGCTTACCCTCAGCGTGGTCAATTCGGTTATTGCGAATGACCAGACCCAAGATCTGTTCAATCAAACGGCTATCATTAACCTTAGTGCTGAAATGTTTCATGGCGTGCTGTAGCGCATCCCCGTACAGGTTATCCCGAGAACTCTTACCAGAGCCCGCAGTGGCGTAACCAAAGAGTGACTTAGCGCGCACATAGATGTCCCTTTGCCTCATGGACATAGGGCCTTTGATCTGATCATAAAGCGTTTTATTTTCTTCTGGTTCACTCACGACCCAGTTAAAGATGCGCTTGAACGGATCAATGTTGCGCTCGACCATGTGGATGATCAGGTAGTCAATGATGGTGATGGCGCTGCTACGGCGCTCAGGTACCAGCACGGTGTTGCAGTACTTCAACATGAAGCTCAGCAAGAATTTGGTAAACTCAATCAGGTTGAGTTCATTGAAGTCACCTGCAGCGACGACTTCACCAGTTTCACAATTACGCACCACCATGGTGATGTCGTCGTTACCTGCTGCGTCTGATGTATCTAGACCAATGGTGCAGACGTTTTCAGCCATGTATTCATTGATTTTATGTTGTTCAATATACCAGCGCAGGATGTACTGATAAGGTCTGCACAGTTCTTGATAGACGATATCTTTGACAGAACGCTTCAAGGTATCCAAAATAGTAATGGATAGAGGTGAGTTAGAGCTACCTGCTGTCCACACACCGAAGAAGTCTCGGTTGGCATCATCAGGGGACTGGTTGGTTTCTTGCAACATCATATTGAGCCACTCATCCGTCTTACCCATTTGCCGGTGAGAGAAGTTACCGTAGATGCGTAAGTAGCCTTCTCCAGAAGGGGACGTCTTAGCGTTCTTACGTACCATGCGTACTAAGTCCTCATGATCAACCGCATCGTAGAAATGCTCAGACCAAACCGCTGCTGTAATAGCCAGGTTGTAGACGTACTTGCCGCTGTCGTCATCTTGCTTACCCGCAGTGGTTGTCCAGATCACGCCGGAGGGTTCTCCCTTAGCGATAGCTTGCTCCATGGCTGCACCCATGGCAGCAATGGCGCTACCTGCCGCTTTACCGATGTGGGGTTGGAAAGGACCCTCATCAATTTGGAAGATGGGGCTAGAAAGGCCCCGGCCGAGCTTATAAGCGTCTTTTTCTGCTGCCCGGGGGACGTGGGCATAGTAGACATTTGAACGCCTAGAAACGGTGAAATTCTCAGAGTTGACGGTATCGCCTCGGCCTCTGAATTGGAGGTAAGCAGGCAGCTCGTCATAGATCTTTCTGATTCGAGCAATGTTGGCTTGTCTGAGGGTATCGTCTTTGGTGAGTAGATTGATCTGTGTGTTATTGCACACAAAGTTCATCAGCGTCACCATGAGTGCATCGGTGCTGAACGACTTACCCGTTTGACGAGGTTGCACCAGCAGGTATTGGATGTGGTTAAAGAACGACCACCATAGAGAGATGTTTGCTCTATTGGCCGTGATGGGTACGCCGTCTTCACCCGACAGAGGAGGAGCCTTGAGGACGTTTCGTAGTACGTACCAAGGGTTCTGGGTACACTCAATCGCAATCATCGCCATCTGCTCTGTGGTCAGATCAGGCGAATGCGGGTCTACCCCTAAGAGTTGAGGATTGTGTAGTGCTAAAAAGAAATGGTAATTTCTATAGCCTGCTCGTTTGAATTTAATCGCTAACTCTACCCAACTGCGATTAGTGGTCGCAGTGTCTAGAATAGCGCCCGGGTATTTGGCCCAGTCTTTGAGAAATAAAATCATTTAAACAATTCCTTTTTTGAGTAGCTCTTGGTTAAGCAAATCAAGATAGGTCTGAATGGCTTGCTTATGGCGGTCTTCTTTGGTGGAAAGAATAGCTGCCATGCAAGGGACATACCGGGGCACTTCCATCACTTCTTTGAGAGGCTCAGGTGTAGTTGGTGAACACTGACAAAACACTCGGTAAATATGCTTTGCTGTGCCCATTGTGTCTTCAGTGACGCGGTGGCGTTTTTTATATTCAATTTCTTGACACTTGATATCGATCACAAAACCATACGTGGTGTGCACGGTGTAGCGAGAATCATCATTGTCATCAGTGGGTTGTTTCACATCCACTCGCACCGGGTGAAAAGCACCCGAGATGTTACCGTACAACCCTTTTAGAGACTTCCACAGATGCTTAAACATGTTGACTTGACCCATCTGACTTTATATTGATTCAAAAGATCCTCATGCACTCGCTTATACGTTTTTCATCAAGTGCACGGCATATAAAGACTACCAAGACCTCATCGACTATGATGAAGTCTCGGTAGTCTGTAGGGCTTTATGCCGTATTGTTTACTGACTGTTGAAGTGTCGCATCGTGAACGCACGTGCGATCACATACAGACAAAACGCCGTGCGAAGAGCCGCCACCATGGCGTCGTTCTTCACAGGAGTGGCTTGCCGAATGAGCTTTTCGACTCGGTCTTTGATCTCCATGAGTGTGTCATGAGACGCACGAGAACTCGTGTAAGTCCCTCTCATGTTCTTCAAAATATCGGTGAGATCAAAATGGTTACTGAGTTCGCGCTTATTTGCTTGCATGTACTCAAACGCATGCACCATGATCATGTCCATGGCTTCAGGAATGGCTCTGGACTTGATGTGAATGAAGTTGTCACTCATCCAGAAGATAAACTCTTCTAAGCGATGAGGCGGTGCAGTAGGCACAATGTTGCAGATGACTTGGAATATCTCTGGCTTATAAAAAGAGTTCTTGTCAGGAGCAATCCGGTTGATGTACTTGAGGTAGAGTTCAAGACCATGCGTCTTATCGCGCACCAGCGTCTCTCCGTCAATTTCCATGACGGTACTTGTTCCTTTGATCTTGGTGCCTCGGTTATGAACGTCCATGAACACACGGTAAATGTTGATCATCATGGACTTGATACGACCTTGCACATCGTTGAGCATACGCACGACGTCATAGTCGTTATCCAACTTTTCAATCACACCGTGCCAGATGGAGTGAGATGCAATCACCTCTTCCGCTCTGTACTGCAAGGCAGCTCCCCAGCTGCCTTTTTCCTTAAGCACAAACTGGTAAGAGAGTGCTTCGTAGGTGGCCGCTGCCGTCTCAGGGTTAGCAGGGTACTTGAAGAAGTTGTAGAGAATTGAGGTGAGCAGCTTGTAATGCAAGTAGAGCATCACAGCTAACTTAGCGTCGTGTTTTTCTTTCTCATTGAGATACGTACTCACATGGATCGCATGACACAACCAAATGCAAGCGATGTTGAAGATGTTACTCGACACTGCAAAGCTAGGGTTGATGTCAGGTAGGTTATGGACAGGCTGTTGAAGCGTATAAGCGTCGACTTGTAGCAGATCAATGAAGAGTTTATCCTCATCACTGCTGGTAAAACGAACGACTTGTACGCCTGTTAAACCACCACCAAAAAACTCAATGTGGTCTTGGTTCTTATTGACAAAGCCCACCTGAACTGACTGGATTTCATGCAAGAGTTCTCGGTTTGCCCTGAACCCTTTGAGTGTCTCATTGAAGATGCGACGGATGCCTGAATTCATAGCACAGCGCCAGCTTTGATCATGGTCACGTAGTCGTCGTAGTTCTCGATGATTTTAACACCTGAGTCACGAGCTGCTTTTTCGATCATGCTCATCCAAGGGCTGTTACTGCTGACCACCTTAGAGCGGTCGTTATGACTGTCAGGTGTAGAGACATATACCGCACTGCGTTCACGCTGGCTATGCGTGAGGCTATCGATAGCCGTCTTCATGCGGATGTATTCAGAAGCCCCCGCTTGAGAGTGGTCGACAGCGTAGAACAGCGACAGCGCTTTATCAGCGTACTGTGAGTTCTCTAAGTGCTGCAGTGCTTCCCAGACACCCACCGACTTTTGTAGGTCTTCTGCTTGGGTCTCTAGAGCAAAACACTCCAGCCCCAAGGTTGTGTCGTCTTTATCTTTAGAGTACAGTTTAGTCAGTTCAATAGCGGCTTGCCGAGCTAGCCCACCATCCACAATGATGGTGGTGCCGCCCTGTAGTTCTAGGATGAGCTTTTCACCTTCGGTCTTTTCTTCAGGCGTGTCGATTTCTTCAGACATGGTACTTTGGATGTGTTATAAAGAAGGGGTTTAACGGCTAGACCCAATAGCCAGTTTCAAGTAACGACCATATTGAATGGTGTCGTTCATCATGGCAATAGCTCGCCACTTTTGATTCAAGTAGTCTTTGTAGTTTTGCTCTGAATCGGAGTAGCCTTCAATCACCGATTTGATCACACCCAGCTCAAAACCACCTTGTAGTGCGTTTTGATCCATGGTGACGATCATGGTGTTGTAGACGTAGCTCTTAACTGCATACTCCACCAGCTGAGCAAACGCAGGGTAAGAACGTGGAGAAATGTTGTTCAAGTTGGAATCATTCTCAATGATGCAGCGCAAGAACATGTTTCCAGGACTGGTGAGCAAGTCACGGATCATGATCACGTTGTCTGCAATCAAAGTGACTTCAGACGTACTCACGACAGGGATTTTATCGTTAGCACGCATGATAGAAGACTCTAGTTGAGCCAACACACCCGTATCGTTGGCTTCCACGCCCACGTTGTAGTAAGAGCCTCCTCCAAACCACGTACCTGCTTGGGCGTAGTTGAGGAACGACACGTTAAGTGCAGAAACGATAGAGCGCCCTTGAGTGCGACTCTTAGGGATACGGATGATGGTTGAAATCGCATCAGGCTTATCGTAGGGTAGGTCGCCAATTTCTACAAAGTCAGACGTGCCGCCGACCAAGTTGCAGTCCTGTAAGACGCGAGGGCGAATTACCAGCATCTCGATTTGATGATCGACATTCAACCCTTGCATTCCCCAGATAGAGGTCTGTCGGTTGAGAAACGTTTTGTCAAGTACTTGAGGCGGAATCACGCGCCTCACGCATGACACCGCATACCGAATGGCGTCCATATTCACTCCAAAAAAATAAGGTCATACATTATTACCAAGAGGACCCTTGGTATGTTCAAACCATGTCCTTGGACATTTTCTTCACTTTGCACTAGTAGGAGTCTTGTCATGAAGCGTACCAAACTGGGCACCCCCACCACAGGTGATCTGTTCTCAGATTTTGAATCCATTCAACCAGTGCACGACCATTGGAAGCGCAAGTTGTTTTACAACAGCTACTTGCCTGATTATCAAAAAGCTTGTGAAGGGTTTCTCAAAACTGATCCTGTACTGAGTGAAGCGTTACTGAGCGCAGATGACGCTTGTGAGCCTTTATGTGTCAAGTGCTTGACTGAAGGAGGCTTCATCACCATCACTGTTTACAAAGCCACTGAACAAGTGGCTGAGGGTGTATTTGACGTCCAAGCCAAACAAGATTGGATGAAGAAGGATATCCTGTGGTTTGCTTACCACCGTGGAGAACTCAAGTGCTACATGGCGTATATGGGATCTAGTATCGACATTGCGCCTGTGTCGCAACAGATTGCTGACGTCATTTTGAGCATGGTGATCAGCAATGACGAATCGTAATAATTCATAAGACTTGACCATACTTTGTACGAGAGCGCCTATGCTGACCTCTTGTACAAAGCTTAAATGGTTTTTAGAGTTTTTTCTTTCTCTTACATGTTTAACCCCATTCCCAATGGACATAGTCTCACGAATTGAATCCCTCAAAAAAGACGCTAAGGAAACATACGCGACGCTTTTGATTGACGTATCTACAGCCGCAGCGGTGATTCAAGAAGAACAAAGTGAATACCTTTTAGAAGAGCCGGCAGGCATTTATCTTCATGGTGTTCATGAGCCTTTGCTCATCGATCAACAGGTCTATTACACTCGGGACAATCGAACCGGGGAAAGTTATCAAATTAAAACCTGTTCTGATGTGGGCGCTAATGTCTACTTAAAGGTGGGCAATACAGCACGGCTACTGTTTCAGCAGCGTACCAAGATCGACTGCGATCCAAAACCTCGGGTTCCTTACCGAGCCACTAAGATTGCGATGGCTTGGGTTGCACAAGAACTCAGTACGCTCTCAAAGTGGCACGGTAGTTCACTGGTTGATCATACGCGCACCGCCATGGAGCAGTACCGAGAACATTACCAAGCAGCTTCCAGCAGCAGCTTGCTCAATGTGACGGATGACGAGTTGGTACAGATCATCCATACTGAACATAAAGATACCCCCATGGAAGAGCGGCTACGCTATATCACAGAAATGATTGCGTGGCGTAAACACCAAGTCGACCTGTACCGTCACTATGAAACGTTAACCTCACGGGTTGATGTGATCATGCGCGCTTGCGTGGGAGAAAAACTTGACGAATTCCAGCCGTCAATGCGGTATTCGAAATATGAAATTTCTATTGCCAGCAACCGACACATCAAAGTCAAAATTGGTATTGACTGGCGTGCCGAAGAAATGATTCAAGCAGAGATTACTCGACTAGTGTCTCAGCTTGCCAACATGGATTCTTAAAAAAGAAAGGGTCTCCACCCATGCTAACCAGTGTAGCCCTAGAAGGCATGCTCAGTGTGCTCAATGTGTACTTACACCCGCACACGCATGACTTGTCCGAATGGAATAAATTCGGTATAGAGTTGTGTTATCGTTACTTCTTGATGTTTGAAAAAACACAAGACTACGAAGAACTTCGCAGCTGGTGGGTGAACTGGGTGCTTGATTACGCAGGATCTACATCCCGTTTGAGTGACGTCCACAGTCTGTTTCACGAACGGGCTGTGGACGCTTACTATGCCGCCATCCCACTCGGTCTTACTCCTAACGGTTTTCACACTCAAGGTGTTCATGTCAATGGGAGAATTGTCATTGATCTCTACTAACTCGTTTCCCCAACCTCAGATCAGGCTCATGGTGAGCTGTGCTGACTTGCTGGAAATACTTCGCTCGTTCCCTGTACGACCCACGTCACTTGGGATGTTTTCTTCTACGCACTCTGTTGAGATGCTAGAGTTGCTGGTTAAATGTTACTTGTGTCGCTCTACAGCTGCCATGAACTTTGACCCTAAAGACCTGATGATACAACATCTTACCTCCAACTACGGTGTAGAGGCTGTTTACCATCCTGAGTTTTACCGTATCTACGATTTGATTCGCATCAGGATGAAAAGTATTCTACCTAATTATGACCCTTACCGTGTCATTCACGACATCGGCTATAATGCGGTTATGGCTGATAGAATGGGAACTGTGTTTGTGAGTTTATCCAAGCTGCAGTACAACGCTTATATTCATCCAGTGGTGGAAAACAATGCCTACTAATTGTGTTCATGTGGTTACTATGGGTTGGGCCAGTATGCTCGATAGGCAAGCTGCTGAACTCAACCCTAACGGAATTGCTCTAGCGGCCCCTCAGTTCTTTGAGGAGACTGCTGTAAGCTTTGCTGAGCATTTTGGTAATCAAGCTGGCTTGGTTGATTTAAATGACATCGATGGTTTGGCTGACGGTTTGATGGAACAAGTCGAAGATTACGCCGTTAGGTATAGTCGACCTGATGTCGTGAGTGAAGTAGAAAACTTTGTCACCCACGGCATGTTTTACCACCTGATGATGGGGGCTATTCGTGGACTTGAGCTACTGCCTCCATTTAAGAATACGTTTGAAGTAACTTGCACCATGACGCCTACTCCTTTTCACAGTTTAGACCAGAGCTACTTTGTCGTAGAGGATAAGTTTTGTCCACGCCCTCCCCTAGAGTTCTAAACAAATATAAGCACAAAAAAGAACAGGCTGGGGGCGTCTATATCGGACGCCCTAGCATCTGGGGTAACCTTTTTGCAATGAAGGATGGATTCACAAGAGCGCAAGCTGTAGTGCACCATGCTCACTGGTTATTTGAATTTGAACAAAGAGATCTCATTAAGAAGATCAGAGTCTTTTTAAAAGGCAAAAATGTCATTTGCTACTGTAACCCTTTAGCTTGTCACGGAGATATACTGGTGCATATCGCCAACCACCCCGATTGGGATAACATCATTGCAGTGCCTGCTCTTGATGTTTATGAGATTTGCCGTGCGCTTGACCAAGAGTGCGGCGTATCGCCTACTGAGATTACTCTCATTGTCGAGAAGATTTTAGAAGACGTCTTCTATAGACCTCATCAGGAAGTCGAAGACATTTACGAGTGGCTCAAAGATGAGAGTCGTGTATTGTCGGATGACGCCTACACCTATGAAAGTCGCATCAAAGAAGGCTTAGAAGGCGCTAAAGTCTCTTCTTTACAAAATTATACGTGGCTACTCATTAATTTGCTGCGAGGCTACATGAGTAGCGTCTTGCAAACACACTACGGTGCAGGTAGGCCTGCACTGTTCATGTTTCATTACAACGACCAAGGTGGTTATGGCCCTTACCTCCAACTCAGTTTCTGTCGCGCCAAACCCACCGACTTGTTTAGTGGTGATGGAAGCACCCTCGCTGCCTCCCCAGCTGTGGAGCACGTGTTGTGAGCTAGGCCTCAGAGCCGACACACCTGAATTCATTACAGAGATGATGGGTGAGGCTTTTCAGGCGATTCGTCATCAAGAGAAGTGTACACTACAACGTGCATTCGGTTGGATCTATCAACACATCGGTCAAGCTCCTGTTGATACCACGGAGCTGGCGTTTTATATCAGCCAGCTCATTTGGTATTTACAATCCTTCATGTCTCAGCAAGGCCACTTTGACTTAGTGCCTGCTTTTTGTGCCAACGGCAACGTCTTCTTTACGGAGTACGATAACGTGAAAGATGATTGCATCAGCGAACGCCATTTCCTTGAGGTTATAGTTTGACCTTTTATTCTCACTAGGAACTGTACACATGGCTCAATACCCTGTCATCGTCAACCAAAGTTACGACTTTGTCTTTCAAGCACCTGCTATTCTCTCGATTGGCATTCAGAATGCTAAGGTGCTCTCAGAGGCGTCCTACAGCATCGCCAGTCTGATCAACCCAGACTTAGTTGCTCTACATGAACAAGTCAAACCTTACCTGACTGGTGGCGCTAATGATGACGCCACCACGCTCAACTACCTGATCCTTCAAACCGTAGAAGGTGAAAAACGAGTGTACGCCATGGACTGGTTGGCTTCTGCTCCGGTGGTTGCTAACTACCACGATGTCAACTTCTACATCAAGAGCGTGAGCCCTGACAACATCCAGTACATCCGCGACCTGTTGGTGAATGCTGGGTTTACTCAGTTCAGTTATACGCAGGTGTAAGAAGGCGGCATAAAACCACAAGCAGGAGTAGGTATTACACCTACTCCTCTTATGCTGCAATCCAAATAACCCATGCTGCACGCCTTTTCTTTTTTCTTTTTGTATTGTATGTAAGGAGTGTGAGAGTTTCTCATACTTTTCACAACCAAGTGTTGAGATGGGTGGTGAGGTGTTTGCTTGAAACACCTCACTAAACTTTATGCGCACTTTGACTGGCAACGCACAATCAGACCTTTCTTTTGATGTCCTCACGTCAGAGGTGTTGGTTTATCGAGCTGCGTTGGGTTTGACAGCTTGCTTATGAAAAGAGGTCAAGTGTTTGGTTTTTGCATGTGGGCTGCAAGCGGTCATATGCTTGTGGCTTTTTTGAAGCGACCTTTTATTTTTGGCCCGTGGTGTTTGGAGTCGTTTGTACAGCAAGAGTCATGTCTTGTCTCTGTACAGATAAAACAAACGTCCAGTGCTAGCAGCTGTCGGAACTGATCGCCAATACCTTTGGATGGTCTTGAGCTAAAATCAGTGAGAGTGCGTGTAACAGGTGGATTGAAAGAATGCCTCACCACCCATCTCAATTGTAGAGGTACCGGTTAATACACACCGCATCAAAAGCAAACCAAGAAGAGGTAAGAGTATTCATGAGCGCCTAGGCAAATGCGTGGGTGTCACTTGCAAGCGGTTGGTTCGCCTAAGAAGTTGTTTGGTCTGTGGTTGAACATGAGTTGTGCACGTTAACAGCAAAAGAGTTAGCCAGATAACAGGTTTGAAAGAGGTATGGAAGTGCGGCAGCTGCATCCAGGGTTGGGATGCCCCTAAGCAGTTGCAAGCTTATATCCACCTTGACGGTAAGACCTTGGTGAATGTCTGGTGGTGACTTGTCTGACTCGCTCAAGCTGAAGTCGTTTTTGAAGTAGTCACAGGGCTTGCCCTGGTCGGTCTGGTGGTAGCCGATGAAAGAGACTTACGGATAAGGCCATTGACGTTGGTAGTGGAGTCAGTTTTCAAATCCTGATGGGTTTGAAAGCGTGTGTTTCCCTGGTAGTAAATCACAAAAGACCAAGTGGCTTGGATGGCTTGTCATGCCGATCAGCTTGCAGTGGCCAAAAGAAGGGGTTGCGCTGTTTGCTTCTTTGGGCGCCTCATGGGCTCGAATAGTGCTTTTTGGTTTGTGCGGTGTGTATTTTTATTAGCAAAGGGCTGCTGGCTTTTCTTCGGAAAGGCTGGCGGCTTCTTTTATGCCGTCCTCTTAAAAGACAAGCCTCAGTCATGGGATAGTTGCAACACTAAAGCAAAAAGACTCATGACTGTTGTAGAAGACACCAATCCGTTTGTTCGTCCTGTCAAACAGTACAAGCGTAACTTCAGCCCTGTAAAACACATGGTGGAAGACGCTGCTCGATATTTGAGCATTATGACGGGAGATGACTATCAAAAGACTTATGCCTATGTTAAAGAAAACGTTTTAAACCCCAAGGGTAAGTTTGCTGTTAAAGATCCAGGCGTGTCCTATTTTCAACGCATGCCTAATGGGGATAGAGAGAAAAAACAAGCCCCTATTCTTGGGTTTATTAAGGAAGTCATTTCTTCCAATGAGATACTGTCGCCCAGCTGGGTCGGTTATGTTCACCCCAGCATAGAGCAGTCTATCATCTCTTTGGATACTGAAGAAAAGATACGGCTGCGCAGCGTGGCTAAGAAAGCAATGTTTGCTGCTGAGGGTCGAGACCCTTATGTCTATGCACTCAAAAAGATCGAGCAAGGTGCTCGCAAGACCAGTAACAACGCGTACTCGGGGGCTACGTGCACACCCAGTACACCTTTGTTTAATCGCAGCGCGCACACGTCTTTGACAAGTACGTGTCGCTCTACCAGTGCTTCTGGTAATGCCAATAACGAAAAACTGATCGCTGGTAATCGTCATTATCGCAATTACACGATCACTCTTAATAACATCATATCCATCATCAATCATACTGACTACGCTGAACTCCAGCAGGTGATTGACATCTACGGTATTCACTTACCCAGTGTAGATGACATGATGGAATGTATCTTGTACAGCACTCGGTTATACTGGAGAAACTCTAAGTACGAAGCTAAGCTCAGAGATTTAGCTGAGCATATGACGCCTATACAACGCGCTGCGTTTGTGTACACGGGTGATTTATATCACATCAAGAAACACAACCAGTCTTTAATGCGAGACTTTATTGACAAGCTCTCGACTCAAGCCTGCGGTTTAACGGATGATCCGTGGCCTATTTTAAAGAAGGCTAACGACGAGTATGTAAATTTGAGCCATCAGATCTGTACAGAGATCATGCGCGGCAACGCGAAAGATTACAACCTCATCACACATGAACAGCGTTGTATCGTTGCATCAACTCAGATCCATATTGCTAATACGGTTACAGAGTTTGGTCCGTTCATTAAAGTCTTCTTTAGAAGTGATAATGTTCCGGCCAGCGTCTCTTATTTCCCTGACAGTATCAGACGGGTTGCCGTCACCAGTGATACTGATTCGACCATCTTCACTGCCCAAGACTGGGTGATTTGGTTTATGGGCGATATTGACTTTAGCCCTAAAGGAATCTCTGTACAAGCTGCTATTACGTTTCTAGCGGCTAACACCATCATCCACGTCTTAGCCATGATGAGTGCTAACTTGAACGTGGAAGAAAAGAACATGTTCCGCATTGCCATGAAATCGGAATATCGTTTTGATGTGTTTGTACCCACTGAGATTGGTAAGACGTACTATGCCACCATTGGTTCTCAAGAAGGTAACATTAAAGCAGAGCCTGAGCGAGAGGTCAAGGGCGTGCAGCTCAAAAGCTCAAATGCACCTGAACAGCTCAACAAGCTAGCAGGTAAAATGATGAACGACATCATGGATACCGTGCTGGCAAAACAGAAGATCAGTATCTTGAAAATACTGACTGAGATTGCTGATATAGAACGCATGGTGATGGCGTCTATCCGTCAAGGCGAGTCAACCTACCTGCGCCGAGGAGGGATTAAGAGTCCTGAGAGCTACAGTGCGGGACCTGAAGAAAGTAACTACCAAAACCATACGCTTTGGGAAGCCATCTTCGCACCCAAGTACGGCCGCATCACACCCCCACCTTATAACACGGCCAAGATCAGCTTAACCACGCTAGACCATAAACAACTGACTAAATGGATTGAAACGATGCCTGACCGTGAGCTGGCGCAACGAGCAGCCGCTTACTTTGCACGCAAGGGGAAAACTGAGTTCACCACGTTTCATGCGCCCATTGAAGTACTTCGCAGTATTGGTGTGCCTGCAGAAATCGAAATGATCATTAACTACCGCAAGATCGTAGGGGAACTCATGAACTCGTTTAGGCTGGTGTTGGGTTCTTTGGGATTTGATATGTTCTGGAGCGGAGATAATCCAGCCCTTATCTCAGATACGTACTGAGGTTTAGAGCGGCATAATTGGCAGGCCTAGTAGCCTGCCTTTTTATGCCGTACATTCACGTCACTAAATCCTGACCTGCGTTTGTCAAGATGTTATTCAGATAGACTTTTTCTTTATCGTAATCTGTACCTGTCAAAGTTTGTTTGATTTCATTCAAGCTATCGTACATTTTCAAACCGCGATGGGTTTGATTGATACTGACTTGGTTAGGTCTGCCTGGTTGACTATTTGCCACGTCAATCAAAAAGCTGTAGTACTTCAGACGTGCAAGATGTAAAGCCCAATCGACTTGCCGTGTGGGCATGATGTCGGGCATCTGCAGTAGCCCCATGGCATCTGTTTTACGGATGTTCGGAATGTGGTGTAGGATGACCTCAAAGCGGTTCTTACACTTGGTGATATTTTCTAAGACTTGGTCAATCAGCTTATCGGCGTAAGCCAGGGCTGTCTCATCAGGTCTTACCATGTGGTAAGTTTCTTGTTTTAAGTCAGCAACAGGAAAACCATAGAACCGGTTGATTAGCCTGTTGAGCATGGCTAGCTCAAATGTGCTCACCATCATGTTGGGTACAACATACCTGGACAAGAAACAAGTCATGTCAGTATCTGTTTGAGATGCCTCTGCGGCTTGTTTAAACGCCCTGTACTGCACTGCAAGCATCGCGGGGCTCACCAGTATCACACTGAGTCCTTTTTCTTCCCCGTAGTCTTGCCCATTCAAAATAGGCAAAGACAGATCCGTTTTAGGATGGATCAAAGGGACAATGGGGGTGACTGACTTCCAGTTGTTATGAACGGCTTCTGCGTCAAAATAATCATTCGCAGCGATGTAGATTTCTGAATCTGTTTGAGAGAAGAAGCCGCCTTTAAACACCATCCCTTTTTGTAAAGATGTGGTGATCTTCAAAAACCCACAGACGTGAATAGAGTCATCTGCTACCACAGACGCGTATCGTTCTATAGGGAGTTCTTGCGGGGTTTGCAGCGTCATCAGTAGTCTATTGACAATATGCTGGTGCCTTACAAAGTAAGGTGCCCTGTGACGAAAGTATTGCAAAGTTGGTTTAATGATCTGTTCTTTAAACACAGATTGAAAGTTCAGCCAAGAAGTAGGAGTGAGTACCCCTCCTCGGTAAAAGTCTGGTTGGGTAAACAGCTGGATGCCCATAGCGCCTTTTATAAATCTGATAAACTAAAAAGAATTTGACTACTCAAGTCATTGTTTTTTCATAAACTAATCAATGCTATGGAGATTGAAAACCAATGTCCTCTTTGAGCGCTATCAACGCTTGAAGAAACCAACTTCTTATGCCCGACTATTGTTGGGGCATATAAAAACAAGATTGCAAAATTGAGTAGTACCTTATTATCTTCTTGGACTACGACTGCTTTGCTAGTTCTTAAGTTTATTCCAGTGTCGACACTTATTGGAGTAGACGAAGAGAACAAAAGTTGTTGTGGTTCGTTAGCTCTCAAAGCGTGTCAGGTTAAAAAGTGGAAAAGTATACTTGAGCCACTTACTCTGATCACAGATGCACCTTTGAAAGCATACCACCATCCCTAGCATCTGTTGACGTCAACAACTGTTTCAAGGAACCAACCATGCAAACCATCCACCAAATGATCGGCCTCAGCGGCGCCATGCTGGGCGGCGGCACCTCGCTGCCCGCTCTGATTGAAAAGATCAAGGCCGCCGGCCTGACGAACGATTTTACGACGTTCGTCCCGCTGGACAACAACAGCAACTTCCCCGGCATTCACTTCAGTGGCATTGCCGTGGCGAACTTCAACGCCAGCCGCGACACCGCAGCGTACTACGTCTACCTGCTCGAAGACAGCAACCCGACGCCGCTGGAGCCCATCCGCACCTCGATCGGCAATGAGCAAGTCGAGATCCCCCGCACCGCCGAGCAAGCCATCGACAGCCGTGCGATGGAACGCGCCAACCAGGCCGTGATCGACGCGCTGCCCAAGGGCGTCACCTGCATCGCCAGCGGCATGTCGGTCATCGGCACCTCCTTCAACGCCGGCGACCAGACGCAGCTGCGCTACTACGTCAACCTGGCGATGGTGCAGAACGGCATCGCCATGGTGCGCCTGACCGGCATCGAGCCCACCTTCAGCCTGACGCAAGTCAGGGACGCCAGCAAGGGTCTGGCCTGCAAGATCGAGACGGTGAACAACCCGGTCATTCTTGCGGACGGCATCGTCATCGATGCCGGCCAGAAGGTGGTGGTTCGCACTCGCACGCCCAACGCCAAGGAAGGTACCAGCGCCAACAGCCTCGCGCTGAACTCGGCCGTCACCGACCAAGAACTGGTCACGGTCTACATCAAGACCGAACTGATCGAGGTCCAGCCGGTGCCGGAAATGGGCCCGATGGGCATGCCGGTGATGAGCAAGAAGTGCTGGGCGCCGCGCATCCACATCACCCACGTGGAATCGCGCACCCAGGCGGGCCTGAGCCTGATCTGGCTGGCGATCTACGGCGCCACAGAAGTCGCTCGTGACTACAACTGGGCGGTGCCGTTCCTGCCGGTGCGCGACGTGGGCAACACCATCAACCTGCGCGAGATCGCAGCGCTGAACCTGGTGGCCAAGTACTACGACGGCGGCCAGCTGTTCGACACGCGCTCGCCCAGCTTCACCCTGGCGGAGCTGAAGAACTATCTGGACGCGGTGATCCAGAACCAACCGCAGATCTGCATCGACGTCATCGGCGGCGTCACCGAGCACATGTGGCTGAGTGCGTTCACGTCGGCGGCCAACGGCAACCCCGAAGGTGCTGACCTGACGCAGAAGTCGCTGGCGCAGTTCCTGGGCCATCGCCTGGTGACCAAGGAAAGCGGCCTGGACATGCCGACGGTGCTCGTCACCGGTAGCGTGGACACGGGCTCGGCCGAAGTGGCCTACTGCGGCGAGTACACCACCAACAGCAACCAGAAGCGCCCGATCACCGAGATCGACTTCTGCGCTGTGGCGGCGCTCACGAACGGTGATGCTGAAACGCTGCTGGCCTACCAGCAGACGACGATCGCTGCTTCTCACCTGCACGGCACTCAGCGCGCTCACCGGCGCTTCCGCCTGCATCAGCACCTGCTGCCCACGGCGGTGATCCGGCGCATCCTGCGCACGGTCATCATCCCTGGCGGCACCATCCAGGCCATGCGTGCGGCCATGGAGCAGATCTGCACCCTGCATCCGGTCGAGATCACCAATCCGCTGGTGAACTCGGTCCCGCAAGTGCAGATGTCGGCTGCGCTGATGCAGCATGGTCTGAACCTGTCGACTCTGGGCAACCAGAACCGCGCAGGTGCAGCGTCCTACACCGGCGCCGTCCTGTAAGTAAGCAGCAAGGCACTGCGTGATTCTTACCCAGAGTCACGCAGTAGCCGTCAACTAAAGAAACTCATCTGCACTAGCTCACAAGGCTGGTGTGGGTGAGTTTTCTTTTTATGCTGACCTCTTTCTTTTGTGAATACAAATATTCACAGACGTACATCATTATTCTGAGTATCCCCTCCTACCAAGATACTCTTTAGCTGTTAAAGACAAGGAGAAAAGAAGTCTATGGGTGTCTATATGAAGATTCAGTCGCCAGCTCAAGCGCTGGCTGCACTGACCCACAAGCCTGTGATTCTGAACGACATGCCTGTCGTCACAGAACAAGATCGTGACATGATCAAGAAAGCCACCACGATGGTATTCAGTGGGGCCGATACGTTTTCAAACGTGCCGAGCTGTCAGTGCGGTAGCACGCGTGGCGGGCATTTGAAAGGGCATATCTGCAATCATTGTCATACGCCGGTGACTGACTCGTTTACAGATCGGTTGGATTACTTGGTGCTGATCAGGTCGCCTAAGGGTGTAGCGCCTTTGATTCTGCCAGGCGTGCTCTATATGCTGATGGACGCAACAACAGAAGACAGTTTCTGTTATGTGCGTTGGCTGATTGACTTGGGTTATAACCCCACTAAAGCCAGTCACAACTATATTGTCAACGACTTGACCAACGCGTTGGAGAATCTTGGTATTGAACGCGGTTATAACCAGTTTGTCAACAACTTTGATGTGGTGATGGACATGGTGAGTCGCTACATTTACCAAAAGCGCGCAGGGGGTCGAAAAGAAATCAATCCTTCAGACGGTACGACTGCGCGTTTGATGGACATGATGGAGCTGCTCAAGTATGAGCGCCAAAACATCTTCAGCGATTATTTGCCTTTGCCTAACCGCATTGCGTTGCTGATGGAACAAACCAGTAGCGGCACTTACGTCGGCACATGTGCTTTTATGCTCAGTGACGTCATCAAGAGTTTCCAGGGTATTGATACGCCAATGCGTGAGATGCCTCAGAAAAAACGTGAGATGCGTACCGCCAATGCACTCATTACACTGGCCAACTACTACTTCGAAGAAGTGCGTAAGAACCACGGCAAAAAGCCAGGCACGCTTCGTCGGCATTTATACGGCATGCGCTCCGACTACAGCATGCGCTGCGTCATTAGCTCTATTACTGAGCCACACAACTACGACGAGATTGAGCTGCCTTGGCGAGCAGCTGTCGCTACCTACACCATCCATATCCTTAACAAGCTCCTCAAACGTGGCTACACGATCTATGACGGCTTAAAGGAAATCTACAAAGCCAGCTATGAGGTCACGCCTCTAGTCAGTGAAATTTTTGACGAGCTGCTTGCGCAATCGCCAAACGGCTTTTTGTATGTTTACTTCAATCGAAACCCAAGCCTCAAACGCGGCTCTTTGCAGCGCTTGAAAGTGCCCATTATTAAACGCGACATCAACGACGTCACCATTGGTTTATCTGGTCTGAACGTCACGTCGTTTAACGCAGACTTTGACGGCGACCAGATGAACCTGTACTCGCCCACTGACAACTACATTGCTAACTCTCTAGCACGCCTAGACCCGCATCTGAACTTACCTAACGATGACAAGGTCTTGCAGTTTTCAGGCATGGCTAATTTGCCCAGACCTGCTTTGTGTGCAGCCTCAAGCTGGTACAGCGACCAAGAGGGCAGCGAAGCATCAATAGACAATAGTCAATTTGTAGCAACCTACTTACAATAAACCTTGAGGAATTGCATCCCACATGCAACCATACTCTACCAGTGACGTTTTCTCAGCGTTACTGTTTCCCAACCAACACAGCAGTCGTACAGAATACTTGCAAACCCAACTGACGTCGCTGCAGCAAATGCCTGTGCATAACCAGATGCAGCAGCAGTGGATTCAGATGGCTCAGACTGATCTGCAACAAGCCCTCAGCTTTGACGCAGTCACAACCGCACGCGCCATTCGTGAAGAGTACGGTGTGTCTTCTGAGATTGCACTTTATATCCCTGTGGTACACACCCTCGAAGACTTGCAGCAAGCCAACCCGTACATGCAGACGTTTATCATGGCGTTGCCTGAGCTGCGTGAGTATTACGCACAAGGGCGCGTGAGCGGCTATGAGGGTGTTTACGTCGATACGCAACCAGGTGTTATTGGCTGGAAGCACGAAGCCTTCCAAATCGCCACAGACGGCTTGTTACTTGAAGAACATGATTCAGGAGAGCTGGCCATTAACGAATACCACAACCTACTGGAAGAGCAACCTAAGCTAGACATCTTCCAGCAAGCCGATATTCAACACGCTTGGGATGTGATGCGCGCTCATCTGGCATATGGTGAGGATGATCCTACCAGCGTTACTGGCGGTTTGATCAACTGATCTTTTAAGCAATGGCAGGAGTGCTGATACGGCACTCCTGCTTTACTTTTCTTTTTATGCCCTGGAGATTGTTTCATGAAAAATGCTGTGCCTACGCTGTCTACGCAAGGTTGGGTGGTCGACCTTCCGACCCAGATCAATACGCTTTTGGCGTACGCTTTGACGACTGATGACAAGCAGTCTTATTTATTCAAAGGTTCTTTGATCAGTGTGCCTCGCATCATGCAAAAAACTGGCATGGATGCGAGGTCTGCACGGGCTGCTTTAGAAACCAGTTTGAGCAGCTATTTACAAAAGTACTTTGACAATGTGTATTTGGTAGTCACTATTGTCAATGAGGATACCGACTTGTCGTCGACAGCGACTCTTAAAGTTGATATCCAAGTTAACAACAATAACGATACAGATACACGCAGTTATGCAATCAACTTAAACGAAGGTCGTTTTGGTACGATCATGCGTTTGAACAACGACGGCGCTTAACGTAAAAACATAAATAGCACAGATAATCTGTTATTATCTTCTACCACCAAGGCCCTTTGAGGAGTAAACTGTGAAAGAACTCAATCCCGTTGCTGCTCTTCGCCGCCAGCAGCTCAGTGACCGCATCAAGTTGGATCAAGCTGAACTACAAGCATCCCCTCCGATCGAGGTGCGGATCATGCCTGTAGATATCTTTACCCAGTTCTACGTGCCGTACTGGCGTGGGCAAGTGACTGACGAAAAGGAGTGTCAAAAACTCTTTGACATCTGGGTGCGCACTGCGGGCGGCCCCAACGGTGTGATCCACATCACAGATGCCAACGGTGTCGTACTGGGAATTTCTCCTCCTGCTGCACCAACAGCCATCTTCACTTTGGCTGAATCCAAAAAAGGACAGACTGTAGACGGCGTACTGACAGCCAGTCGCCACATGGGGCAGTTCAATCCAGACGCTGGTGAAATGCACTTGGTGGCCAAGATGGCGGGTTATGTCAAAGACATGACTGCTCAAACCCAAAACGCGTTGAAGCAACACGTCCAAGCGTGGCAAGAGTTCTTGAACATTTTTGATCCAAAAGGCAGTCAGTCAGCTGCCAAGACCAGTCAAGCTGCTGTCAAGAGCGGTATTGACGATGACCTCTTCGAGTTCTGAACTCTGCGTGGTGGAAGTCGGAGACGTCCACCTCGGCCACCGAAAAACATCGACGGCGCACATTTTAGCTAACTTGTTCCAGTATGTGTTTAACCCTTTGATTTTGCAAGGGGTGCATCTGGTCGTTTTAGCAGGGGACGTCTTTGACAATCTTTTAAGTCTTCCTGACGATTGCGTCTCAGACATCCAAATGGCTGCAGCGCGTATTGTGCGCTTGTGCAAAGACATGAACATCGTGCTGTTGATCTTGGAAGGCACACCTCTACATGACCGACACCAAAGTGAAGTCTTTGTCCAGCAAAACGAACGACTGAAGGAAACAACGGGGGCAGGCTGCGAACTCTACTACGTTGATACGCTCAGCATCGTCCACCTCAACAGCTTACATCTCGATATTCTGTGTGTACCAGATGAATGTCGAAGTACGACTCAAGTTGCACAAGAAGACATTAAAGAGCTGATGCGCTCTAAAGGTTTGAGGCAAGTTGACTATGCTGTTATGCATGGTTGTTTCAGGTACCAAGTGCCTCAGATTGCTAAAGACCACATCAAGTTTGACGAAGACTTCTTTTTGAGTATTGTCAAACACCTCATTTGGATTGGGCATATACACCAAGCCAGTCAATATGAACGTATCTTAGCCGCAGGCAGCTTTGATCGTTTATGTCATGGTGATGAAAACGTGAAAGGTGCTTTGAAGTGTCGTATTAAAGAAGACGGTACTTGGAGTGCTTACACACTAGAGAATAAAGGCGCTAAAGTTTACAAGTCGATTGTCTGTAACGAAGACTCGGTCGAAGACGCCTTGATTCGCATTGAAAAACAAGTCAAGAAGTTAGTGCCCGGCTCTTACGTACAAATTGAAACCAGCGGCGCTAAGCCTATTTTACAGGCGCATGATGCACTCAGTACGCGCTGGCCTGATTTGGTGTGGAGTTTTCTTAATCGGCAGACACCTAAGAAGTCGATTGAGGCCCTTCAAGAGTCGAAGAAATACGAACCACTTATTATCAACCCGAGTACCATCCAAGAGCTGTGTATGAAGAGGATGTCGCAAGACAATATTCCTTCGCATATCCACGCTCGTGCTTTAGACCTATTACAAACCGTCATGTAAAAACCACATGGGTATTGCAGAACAAATCTTAGCTGAGCGCCCCATGAGCAGCTACCCCGTCTCTATTGGGACGTCTATGGCGCTGGAGAAATTTGGAAAAGGGTCGGGAGATTACTACGACCCCAACCACCAAATCAAAGAAGCTGACTTAGGACATTATCAAGAATTCTGGGTCAATCTACTGACCATCTTTCGAAATGTCGTTAGTAGTATCAAAACAGAACACGTAGGTAGTTTGACCGCGTCAGCTATTGCTGACACCATGGCTGATGAACTCAACATCATCGACGCCATGGTGTCCCAGCTCTCGCCTAAGACCACCATCTGTTACTACTCCAGCCAATATAGCGGCATGGAACGAGCGTTCCCTTACGCACTCTACAGATCTGACACCACTGAACAACAACGTCATTACACGAAACTTGCTCAAGACTCTTTGACGGTCTTCTACAGCAAGTACAGAACGCTCAGGCGTCATCAACATTTTAGTTTGATGATGAATCCTCAAAACAGAACCAAGGCGTTGATCTTAACTCATATGCCCATAGACTTGCTATGCTGGAAACAGTTTGCTAGTCTTGAGCTGTTAGAGAGTCATACTGGAGTGATTAAACCCAGGAGCCTGTGGTACACTAAGTACCTAGACGGAAAAGATAAATGTCAGCGTATTCCTTGGGATAGACGCATGCTCCAAATCTTTGGAGACCGCATGAGCTTTAAACCCATGGACATCAAAGTACGTAAGGAAATACTTGACGCTGCAGACGCTAATAAGTGGACGCAGGCCACAACGGAAGACAGATTGAGCCTTGGCTTGAGACTGATCAAAGATCCATACGTGGTCGCCATATTGAAAAAGATGGTGTAATCCATCATATACCACCAGCTAGTAACTCGTCTTTACTGGTTTGGTTGCCCACACTCTTTGTAGGTGGGCAACCCATAAGGAATGTGACGCCCTGTTTTGAAAACCCAATCTTTTTCCACTCGTAAGCAGCAAAGCATCCATCATGGCTGAAAAGAACCTCCTGCATGCAACGCAACTCAAGCTGAGTGCTCCGTGCCCGACGCAGAGCGGCCGAGGCAAGTACTCCAAGCTCCACGTCGACCAGTACAACGGCAACCCGCGCATCGTGGTGACCACCAACGATCCGCAAGATGCTGGTAACAGTTATGGTCGCATTGAAGCGGCCATGGATCTGAACACGTTCAACCTGATTTGCACCTACATCAATTCGATGTGTGCCTATCCCAACGATACCAAGATCAAGATCGACCTGCTGGGCCATCCCCGTGACAACGGGATGAAGTCGCCCGAACCCACCATCATGACGTCCGTGATTGTGGGTCGTGACGCAGAAGGTCGCATCTATATCACTGTCAAGGACGTCCTCAAGGAAGGACGTCCTGTCGTCAAGTTCATCTTTGGCCCGACCAACTCTCGCTATGTTAAAATCGTCAAACCTGGTGGTGAACCGAATCTTGAATCTGAAATCAGCCAACGTGCTGCGCAAGTATGGGTGGCTACGGCTCAACAAATCCTGCCCAGCATCTGCATCACCAACTACGTGCATCCTCAACCCCCGAATGGTGGCGGTAATCGCTCAGGTGGTTATGGCGGCGGCGGGCGCGGTGGCTTTGGTGGCGGAGGCGGCGGCCGAGGAAACGGTGGCGGGGGTGGCTACGGCGGTGGTGGCCCTCGCTCTGGTGATTCTGATCAAGGCGCTGGATCGTCAGGATCTGGCAGCACAGAAGACCTGCCTTTCTGAGCCTGAGCAGAAGTAACGTTACAACGGCATAAAGTGCGGGAGGTGTTCGACCTCCCGCATATGCCCACTTGTTTTTAAGGAATCCATCATGCCCTCTTTTGCACTACTCTTTGCTTTCCTCATCGTGCTCATCGTGGCGGCTCGGTTCTTGGCTTTTGCCATACTGCTGCTGGGTATTATGTTCATTGCTGTCATTGTCTTTTTCAGCAGCGCGCTGATCATGGCAACAGGAGATTATCTTAAGTATTTGGTCGCCCGGATCATCAGTGAACTTAAGCGTTGTCATGAAAAATAAGATTCGAGGTCATTGTGAACCCATATTACCTCTTTGACCCACGGTGTATAAATATTCATAAAAACCATACACTATAACAATATGCATATTGCACTAAAGGAGTAGGTAGCGTGCATTTAACGATTGGTGACGACCCGAGAGCAGGTGCCATTTGGATTCATCATCCAGGCGTAGAGAGTATCCCATTCATGGGTTCTCTCATCGACCGCTCTCGACCCAACCCTGATGACCAGCCCCCGGATGTGTTTTTGCACATCAACGAGTGGTTGGCCAAACAAAGCCCTACGGTCCAACTTGAAATTTTCAATGTACTAGCTCGTGTCAAAAGTGCATTGGAGTATATCTACAATGTAGAAGAATGTACACGTGCTGTGCGTGTGCTCGTAGGAGCACTCTACGACATCGTCGACTTTGAAAGCATCAAACGCTACGTTGCTTTCTCTCCTGAAATCAATATCCCTTCCACCATTGTGGAGGAGTACAACCGTCAAAATCAAGTCTCAGGTACCGAAGGCCAAACCTATGACCGGCGACAATATGTCGATCTGATCAGCTTAAGTGTTGCCCTACGACTGGTTTATCCCGTCTTTGTAGGTTTTATCTCTGCTCATGCCCGTACACTGGGCATTGAATATAAAGAGTATCAAGCTTTAAGCCTACTACAAGAAAGCAAACTCCATACTCACCCCGCCATGCTTAAGCTGCGAGTGTATGTGGAGACGTCTTTAGCGCGTGGTAACCCTAAACACGAAGCAGGTATCTCTATCCTGGGTTGTGGTACAGGGGATTTTCCTGAAATGGGCTTGGCTGCAATTGTGGTCAAAAAACTTTGCTGTTGCGACATACGCGGCATCACGCCTCGGTCGACACCTGTTAGCACCATGTGGCAAATCATCAGAGCGTTGCAAGAGCAACGCAATACGCCGCCAGGTAGCCGCATCATCCCTAAGGGTGGTAACGAAAACGGTGGTGATGATGACAGCTCAACGCTGGAAGGTGTAAAGGTACGCACGTCTTTGAGCGTCATGGAGCAAGCTGCCATTCACGTGCAGTGTGAGTATTGGAAGCTGCTCAGGAATAAACTCAATCCCGAACTTACCGACGACAATATAGAGATGCTGTACAACAACATCTACCATGGGTTCATGACGCAAAACGTGATTGTGCAACGTGGGCAGATTGCTTTATTGGCTTGGGTACTGGCTCCTGTCTTATCCCCTCAAGCGCTTCAACATGTTGACAAAAACGAAATGCTGCGTTTGATGGCGATAGGTACCGCACACCTCTGGTATTTAGGGTATAAGCACCTGGCAGCTTTGCTCAGTGCAACTCGTATCGATAGCGATGACGCCAATTACGCCGTCGGTTTTGGAAGTCGTACTCGTGTGGCTGACGATAAAGTCGCTGCACTTGAAACGCTTTACGCTCACATCAAACCTCGTGACCGAGCAGACCTGAAAGGTAAACGACAAAACCCTGCGCTCACCAGCGTCGTGTCGTTGTCGGTGCTGTTCTCATCTGTTCAATGGTCATTTACTTTGCCGCCAGAGATGGTGGCCCAACTCACAGGAGCTGCAAACACCAAGTACTTTACCGCTGCGCCTGATCTGCCAAATCAATTGGCACAATTCGTCATTGATTTCAATGCGTCTTATAACACCATCGCCTATCGGCGTTGAGCGTGTCTGCTTTCGTTTTTCTTACCGACCCCCACTCAAGGAAAAAACACATGTCTTTTCAACACCAAACCATGCCGAACATGAACATGTACACTGCCAAGCTCCAAGTGCTCAGCGTGCTGTTCGCAGAGGAAGCGCCGATTGGCAATATGGTCATGCTGCCCCACATGTCGTGCCTGGATACGAGCATCCTGAAAAACGTGGAGTACGCCGTAGACCGTAGCGGTGGCGTACTTTCAGCCAGTGGGCTAGCACCTGTGGCTGGCCAAGCGCTTCGGCCCAACATGGGTCTGGGTGTGGTGGCTCCAATTGCCAATGGCTGGAGCACGCGGCGTTTTCGTGCTACGATCCATGTGCGTGTCATCAGTGCCATGGGCTTGAACATGGAGTACTTGCTCACCGGCTACAGCGAATACGCTGATGCATCCATGAGCGGCCTGGTCGACCCTGACATGATGATTCACATCAACAGCTACCATGCAACACCTTGTTCACAAGTGCCCAACCCGCTGCCGCTGAGCGTCAACGACCTCAAGGTGGGGCGTGAGGTATTGGTGACAACTCAGAACCACATGGGTCTGTTCATGCAGCGCCCGCAAGATGCGCTGTACGCAGGCCCTGGTAGCTTCCTCTCCAACCTGTCAGGTGGCATGTTCAACAACACCATTTCTCAGAGTAGTCTGAGCAGTGCCGCTCAACTCGCTGGCATGAGTCAGTCGGCCGGTGTGCGTTGGCTCTACGACTTCTTGAAGGGCGTGACGCAGCAGACCATCGGCAACGAGGATGAACGAATCGCCGAGATTGGTGCTCGCATGTCGATCGAAGGCATCGGCACTGACACGTTCTTCACGACTATGGCACGCGTGACGGGCAATCCGGCACTGCAAGCGCAAGCACTGGTCTCTGTCAACGATCTGAGCCAGCTTGATCCGAACACACCCAACGTGGTTCGTTTGGTACCCTACACGCCGGACGTGAAGATGGGTGCTCTGGTCACGGGCGATACGCGTCCTCTGGCACAGATCGCTACCATGTACGCTCAAGGCGTGCTGGGTTACATGGCGACTTATGGTCTACAAGTCGTGAGCTTTGTGCAGTTCCACAACAGCAGCGACCCCACTGAAGCCAATGGCCCTGTCACTATTACCAACTACAACAGCTACCTGGGCGCGCGCGATATGCGCCAAGTGGTCAATGCGTTCCGTCACGCTATCCAGTTTGAGCTGTATCCGTCGGCCAGCTTCGCGGGTACGTATCCGTTCAACGTGCAAGTTCAAGCTGAAAGTTATGGCTATGTCCACATCAACATCAGTGACATGATGGGCAATCAGGAGCAATACAGCTTCCCGGCATTTGCCAGTCAGACGTTCAGTCCTCTGGTGACCAACAACATGGCAGACTTTACCAAGCTGGCCACCGACATGAAGATCATCTCGGACGCCGTGGCGGCCATCGAAACGCCTCAGCCTGCCTACAATCCATACGCTTAAACTCGTATATCCTCTAGTTGGGATGCCTTGAGTATAACTCAATACTCAAGGTGTCCTTTTCTTTGTTTTCAAGAAAGCACTTTTCACATGGCAAATCTTCGAGAGTTCTATCAAAACAGCCTGCGTCTGGCCATGATCGGTCTGGGCAACGGCGATCAGCTGGTGACCGACTTCGGTGACAACGCGGCTGAGCCTATCCTTGTGGAAGGCAAGAAGGTTTACCTGAGCGGTGCTAACCGCAAGTGTGAACCGGGCCAAGTGCTCTTCCATCCGATGGTGGAAGCGGTACACGGCAGTGAAAGTCGCCTGTTCACCCGCATTCGCCGGTTCTACGAATCGGCTGCGTGCATGCGTCTACAAATCCTGGTGACCAGCCTGATCAACTTCTCGGTCAATACGGATGACCACCCGAAGTCCAATGCAGCTCAACGTGAGATTCTCACGCAGCTCAACGGCTTCGAGACGGATCTGGGCAAGACCTGGACGGATCTAATCACCAAGTCCACTCGCAGCTCGACGCTGCGCTTGCTGACCAGCTACAGCCGCAACGCTGAAAACGTTGGAGGTCAACGCTGGAACCGCTGCAACATCGTGAGCTTTCCGATCTACGAAAAGCTCAAAGGTCTGGTGGCTGGTACAGAAAAGAGTTTTCAAGGGATCTCTAAGGGGCGTGCCAAGCAGCTCATCCAAGTGATCGAGTACGTGCTGCCCAACATCACGCTTCAATCACCTGCTGAAAACCAAGGCTACAGCCGCGGCAGCTCGGACTCCTTTGGTCCGCGCTGGAACGCCATGCTGCGCTCCTTCCTGGCAATTCAAGCCGACATCAACCGTGTGGCTCAAGATCTGGACAACTTCTGCTACGAGAAAGAGCAGCTGGTGGTCGACATTGATTTTGCTCAAGCCCTGGGCAATACAGTGGCATTTCAATCCGAGATCCGTGCTTATACACCTGAAGCGCCGGATGGCTACGTGGAGCCTGCTCAAGCTCCGGCTGCTGCGCCTGTCGCAGCGCCGGTTGTGCGTGCAGCGCCTGCGGCTGCACAGCCCACTCAACGACCTGCAGCACCTGTCTATCAAGCGCCTACCCTGCAAGCTCCTGCGGCTCCTACCAACCACCGCCCGCCGCCGGTGCGCACAGTACCTCAACCGCAAATGATCCAGCAACAACCTCAGATGGTACCTATGAACGTGGGCGGTACCATGATGATGGTGCCGGCTCAAGTGCAGCAGCCTGTACAGCAATTCCAACCGATGCAGCAAGCACAGCAACCGCAATACCCGCTGGTAAATGTGAGTGGTACGTGGTGCTATCAAACACCCAACGGCTACGTTGTGGCCAATCAAGGACAACAACCTGTACAGCAATTCCAACAATTCCAACAAGCGCCCGCATCCCCTAGCCTCTTTGGCAACCAAATGCAGCAGTTCCAGCAAGTACAACAACCTGCTTACAATCCGCTAGGCGGCATGTCTGCAGCCGATGCTGGTACCATGGTGGCCAATGGTCAAATGCAAGCTGTCCAGCAGCAACTGATGCGGCCGGCGCAGGCCATGGGTTTTCAACAACCTGTGATGAACAACGGCTACAACATGAACATGCCTGCAGGCTTTACGCCTTTGCAGTCCGGCATGCTGCCGTAAGTAAAAGGGCGGCATAAAAAAAGAGTAAAGAGCCTACTACCTTCATAAAGGTTTAAGTAGACTCTTTTTCTTTTTACCGAGACAGGCTCACTGTCGTGTTGTACTGTACACGCAGCTTATCCAGATCAACATCACTGGGGATGAGTAGTGTGGTATGTTGAGGGCCAAACTCATCTGGATTAGACATGTCGTTAAGACGCATGATAAACCAATGCAACTCTTTAGGCGTGTTGGTGGTATTGAGATAATCAAAAAGCATGCCTTTGTAAACCGTTGATTTATATAGCTCTACTGAGGCGACTTGAGTCGAAGCGCTGTTCTTGAAGAAACCGAGGCTAGCCTCAAAAACGTCTCGGAAATCTTCGTTGCTCCAGATGCTAGGAGCAAGCTTAGAGCTGTCTGACAGTGACATGAAAACACCTTTCTTTAATGAAAAAGTTTGAAGACCTATATTACGTCCTTGAGCCCACAGCTCAAAAGAGTAAGTTCACTCAATGCTTAACCAACCACAGGAGTAAAGCGTTTTGACACAGCCTCTGTATAAGACTTACACCAAAGCAGACTTCCACAATCTGCGTGACCGATATAGCCGAGAAGTTGGCGCAAGCGTCAATGAACTCTCGCCCGTGATGCTGGGCATCAACGCCCTTAATCCCTGGGTAGCGCATGACTCCAGTGCACGCGCTCAGATGACGGGCTCCCATCTGGCACAGGCCCCCGTGCTGGTCAATCCGTCTATCCGCTGGATTCAGACGGGTGTGGAGTACGAGCATGCCGATTATGCCTACCACGTGGTAGCGCCTTGTGACCTGACTGTGCTCTACGTAGTGCCTTTCTATAAGCGTACACTGGATACCAGCAGCATCAATGAAAACCCTGTGACTTATCTCATCTATCAGTCTCACGAAACTCGTGAGATCGGTGTGATCGAGCTGCCCATCTTCCACAACAACGGGGGTAAATTTGGTTTCAAGTTTGAGCACGGTCCTGCTTACTTGAAGGCTGTCAGTAAAGGCCAACTGGCTAAGGGTGAGATCATCCTTCGAGCACCCTGCGTCAGCGAAGACGGCGACTTGATGACAGGTGTGCAGCTGAACGTGGCGTTCATGTCGCACTACATGACGGCTGAAGACTCAATCGTTGTGTCTGAGACAGCCGCCAAGAAACACCTGCTGACCCGCACTCTTCAAAGTGTGACAGTCAGTTGTGACTCTAATCGTATTCCCAGAAACCTGTATGGTCAAAACGGAGAGTACAAAGCTTTTCCTGATATTGGGGACTTTGTACGCGATGACGGCTTGCTCATGTCAGTCATTGATCCTGACAATAACGCAGGCACTGAAGCAGATCTGATGCTGCCTGCTGAGCGGCATCTCGATGCTCTGAAAAACCCCGACCTGATTTTTGATGATCGTTACTACGTGCCGCCTGGTGGACGAGTCGTGGACGTGCGGGTATATCACCAAGCGCGTTACAAAGACTTAACCACTGTGGATACACAAGCACTCAAGTACTTTGAAGCGTCTAAGCGGTTTTATAACACCATGCTGGACATTCAAAGTGATCTGAAGAGAAAATATGGCGGAGCGCCTATTCTGACGCCTGAACTTAGTAACTTGCTCACCAACTGCTTGAAGATCTCTTCCAATGACCCCGCGGTCAAACGCGCTATGCTTGTGTATAAGCAAGAAGTACTGGGGCAGTGGCGTATCGACTTCACAATTGAATACACTCGTGAAGTCACCGTAGGCTCTAAACTCACTGACCTCCATGCCGGTAAGGGCGTGTGTTGTAAAGTCTGGCCTGATGAGTGGATGCCTGTAGATTCAGCAGGTAACCGAGCTGACCTCATCATGGACCCCAACGGGCACATCAACCGCATGAATCCAGGCCGCTCGTTTGAGCAATACGAATGCGCCGCCATCACTCATGCGACCAAGCAACTCAAGAGCATGCTGGGTTTGACTGGCACCTATAGTGAAGGTGCTGCACGAGTCAAGCTGGGAATGGTCGCTCCCGAAGTGATTGAAGCTGCTTTCAAGTACGCCACTGAACTCCAGGGTAAGTTCTATCCTGCTTTGTACGAGAGCATTAAAGCAGGGCACATTGGATCAGACCGAATCAATTACCTGGCCCCTATGGTGGCTAACAGTATTCCAATCTACTGCCCCACGGATAACCCTAAAAACCACATCGACATTGTTCTTGATATTGAGAACAGCATCTACAGGCCACCTTATGGTCCTGTGACTTACCGCGGTTACTACGGTAACCAAGTCGTGACTAAGAACCCTATTCGCATTGGTTCATGCTACATTGTCTTGCTCAGCAAGCTGGGTGATGACTGGAACGCAACCCACAGCGGCACGCGTCAGGCTCACGGCGTGCCTGCGGCCGTGACGACGTTCAGCAAGTACGGCACGCCTTGGCGTTTCCAGCCCACTCGTGTACTGGGTGAGTCTGAAACACGTAACGTCACAGCGTACTGCGGCGGACGCGTCATGGCTGAGATCATTCACAACAGCTGCTCTCCTCAAGAAGCTGAGGAAGTGGCTAAACACATCATGCGCGCAGATGAGCCTACCAACATCACTCGTATCGTTGACCGAAACAAAATCCCGTTTGGTACCAGCAGGCCCATGGTCATGGTCAAACACATGTTGGCGTGTGCGGGCTTTAGCTTTGGCTATAAACGAATGGACCCGCCGATCCAGCGGCGCCACGAGTTTGCCCAGAACTAAAGTCTAATCTGTCACTCAAAGAGTAGAGTCTCGTTGCAACCAAAGGAAGTGCTATATCACACCTTTGGAGCCCAATGAAGCTCTACTCTGACCTCCACCATCCCCCTTTTCTTTGTATTAGCTTTTACAAATAGCGACATGCATCAAGTTCACGTTCGCCGTTTACTGTCTGTCCCCGCAAAAACCTTTGCACAAGAGTTGAAAGGACAACTCTTGGTGACCTTTGACGATGGTCAGTCGTACCCCATGACTGGAAAAGAAATAGCAGTTTCTAGGTTTGCTTGGGAGCTGTGGGTTCACTACCCTGACTGCCCTTTGACCAGTGCCCTAAGAGCAAATAACTTCCTCTCGCATGGTTTCCTCTCCAACGATACGCATGGTGGGCTAATGCGCTGGGCGTACCGAGATATCGTGAACCACCACGTCAAACTAGGTGATGACTACAGTGTGTTCATGGATGGGATTTGGAAGCGCATCATGCGCCTCATCAACGACTACTACAACTTCATCATTATCGAGTCTGAAGCTTACGTTCAAGGTTACGATATCTTGGACATGATTCAGATTGCAAGGCATCCTGATGTGGTGCAGACGATTCGCTCAGCACCTTTGTCCCAAGACGGCGTAGACTCTGTTTACAAAGCCATTAAGACGGTGTGCTTTACGCCAGAGATTACCAAGAGTAACCCAATTGCTGCGGCCTATGTAGCAGGCTTCATCAAACGCCAGCAAGCTGACCAAGTGCTGGGCGTACGCGGTTATCTGACCGACGTCAATTCGGTCATCTTTCCTAAGCCTATCATGACGGGGTTCTTGGAAGGCTTAAGGGTACTGGCTGACATGATGATGGAGTCGCGCTCGGGCGCTAAAGCCTTGGCTAACTCCGAAGCTCCTCTACAACAATCCGAGTATTTTGCACGACGTTTGCACCACATTGGCGCAAAGGTGCAACGCCTGCACTGTGGGGACTGCGGCTCTAAGCGCACGTTCCCGTGGCTGGTACGCGACGGCTATACCCGCTCTACCGGAGAAAAGATTGATTCTGACCTGGTGGGTCTGGAAGGCAAGTACTACGTCGAGCACGGGCAGCTTAAAATTCTCACCACCAATGACAAGCATCTGCTGGGTACGACCATTCAGATGCGAAGCCCCAACTATCCGGGTGGTTGTCTCATTCCAGAAAAAGACCCTAATGGGATTTGTGAGGTGTGCTTTGGCGCGATTGCTATGAGTGTGCCTGCTGAGTCTAACCTGGGCATGTATTCGACCAGCGTAACAGCTGAGAAAGAAGGGCAAGGTATTCTCTCCACTAAGCACCACGAAGGCTCTAGCGTCGTGGAAGGTATTGTTTTGACTGGGTTGGCTGCTAAGCTGCTCTGGGCCGAAGAAAACGGACGAGACTACTACATCAACAAAAGTGTCTTGGCTAAATCCAAGAGCGTGTATTTCACGTTGACACCTTCCGAGATCAGTGGTATCACTGACATTGCCAATGCGCCTGACGCAGCGCAGCTGGATATTCAGCGTGTGAGTGAGTTCAGTGACGTCGTCATTCATGTGGTGGATGAAGACGGTGTGGATTCAACTTACGAGCTGGCTTTGACGTTGAATAACCGTCAGCCCAGTTTGTCATCTGCGATGCTGTGTCATATCCGAGAACATGGCTACAGCGTCAACCAAGCCAACGGACACTTTGTCTTTAACCTGACGGGCTGGGATGCAACTAAGCCGATGTTCACGCTGCCGCTGAGACACTTCAACATGTCTGACCACCAGCGTATGGTGGAAGAAGCTCTAACAGGTGACAGCGTTGCCAGCCACACCAATATTGACGCCAAAGAAATTGAATCGGGCACACCTAAACGTCGTAGTCGTAAGGGTGTCAAGACTGAGCTTCCGATTGAAGCACAACTGGTCGCTTTGTTTGACCTGATTTTCACCAAACTGAAAACCAAGCTCTCTACAGTGGAAGTCATCTTCCTGAGCATGCTGGCCTCTAACGAAGAGGACGAGCCTTACAAGCTGTATAGCGGCGTCTTGCCTGCAGACAGTGAACAAACCGCTTCCAAGCTCACACTTCGTCAACACTACCGTACAGGCAGCGTAGGTGTGAGCATGGCTTACCAAGAGCAAGAAAGTATTATCTTCTCTCCAGCCAGCTACCTGTATGATCACCGCGGTATTTATGCAGCTGACCATCCGCTGGACTGGTGCCTCACACCTCAGGAAGCTTACCTGGCTGATGTGGAACAAGGCATTGCTTAAATAAGTGTTGTAGGTGGGAGTAGAGCTATGTCTCTACTCCCTCTTTTATTTTCCTATAGGAGCCAGAACATATTTTGAGAAAGAGCGGCATAAAGGCCCGCTACTCAGCTACGCTTGTGAGCACATGCTCACTTTAGCGTGGCTGTATAAGTCTTATGCCGATCAACGTCTCTTTTTCAACATAGAAGGAAATCAAACTGTGACTGATGTACTTGGGCAAGACCCGCCTATATTTACCATCATTAAACGCACACATCACTTTGAAGTCATTTTTGGCACGCCCAGCGCTAGGGAAATAGCCAATAAATTCAGCATGGGTTTAGTCAGCTATAAGCTGGTTCCTGCCTACGGTACCACGACTCGTGTGATGGATAAGATCTACGCCGCCAGTAATAAGACGCGGTCTTACGTGAGGTACCACATCAACAGCTATGTGGACTTTATGAAACACGTGGCCAACCACGGAATTAGTCCGAGTCAAATTAAACTGGAAGTGGTTCCCGTTAAAGAAACTCCTACAGTCAAGTGGGAGATGTTTGAACACTTAAGCGCACGAGACTACCAAGAATCGTTTATCGAATATGGTGTTAGAAAAACACCAGTTTCTAAACTGATCCAGTTACAAACAGGTAAAGGCAAGTCGTTTATTGCTTGCAGTGTTGCACAGCGTTTGCAAGCACGTATCTGTTTGATGATCAAAGCCAACTACATTGATAAATGGAAGATTGACTTCAAGAAAACATTTAAACTAGAAGATGACGAGATATTTGTCATACAAGGTTCTTCCAGTTTAAAGAAAGGTATTGACTTGGTCAAGAAAGGTAAATTCACAGCCAAAGTCATTATTGTTTCTATTCCAACTTATCAAGCGTGGATCAACCTCTTTGAAGAGCTAGGACAAAAAGACTTTGAAGAGCTAGGATATTCTATTGTTCCTGATGAGTTCTTTGAGTATTTTAACGTCAAGTTAAAGATCATTGATGAAGTGCATCAGCACTTTCATTTCTGTTTTAAGACTGACTTGTATACCCATGTCGAACACTCCATCTGTTTAACAGCGACGCTCACCCATAAGGAAGCGTTCATGAGGAAGATGTACAACCTCATGTTTCCTATACAGGATCGTTGTGCAGAGTTGGAGTATGACCGGTATTGCAACATCTTTGCGGTGCATGCTGAGTTCAGAGACATCACTAAAGTCAAGACCAACATGTATGGTAACCCCATGTTCTCTTATGTGGCTGTAGAAAATAGCATCCGTAAGAATAAGTTCATGACCGCAGGTTACTTAGACATGCTGACTTATACGGTACGCATTGGCTTTGATCAATGCAAAAGAGAAAAGAAAAAGCTCCTGATCTTTGTGAGTACGATTGAGATGATTGGTTTATTCATCAACCACTTACAAAAGACACATCGTCATTTAGACATTAAACCCTACCACATGGGGCAACCTTTTGAGAACGTGCTCAATTCTGATATCTGTGTCAGTACACTAGGTAGTGCTGGTACAGCCATTGACATACCCGACTTGACGCATTGCATCTTGACTCAGAGCGTAGACTCTGAGCAAGCTAATTTACAGTCCATTGGTCGACTGAGAAAACTACCGGATGGGTATACACCTGAGTTTTACTATTGGGTGTTTGATAATATCCCCATCAGTGTCAGATACCATGACAACAAAACAAGGCTACTGAAGAACCGAGCACTCAATCAGATCTACGTACGGTATGATGCATATATTGGAGACCATACACCGACCCAGGTCTTTGAAAAGAGTAAGCCTTTAGGAGCGGCTTTTACGCCCGCTCAGGCGGCTCGCCCTGCTCCGGTAAGGCCGATGTACGGCGTACACTTTAGACCAGCTCCTGGAGCACATAGAAGCCCCACAACGTGGTCGTGATCATAGATTGATTTTCATCACGAGGAGAAAACAAATATGGTCCTTGACTTGATCTTGGTGTATGTCTTGTACTACATTGCAGCAGGCGCAGTGTGGTCGTCGTTTTCAAAACGATACCAAAGACGCATCATCAGACAACTGGGGTTGATCATCTTGGTCATCAGTATTGTACTGTACTGGTGGACTGATCGCCCTGCAGAAATTACACAAGCCAGTTTACTCAACTGGTTCTTTCAGTAAGCGTGTCATAGGGGGCATAAAAAACCCCTATGACTTTCTTTTTCTTTTATGCCGTATTGTAGAATAATAGAAGTTTATATTACTATTTTGAAGCGACTTTGCTTCTTTGTTACCTACTCACACAGGAGAATTTGAAATGACCAAGTATTTCATCTCGTACAACTGCGTGGCCACCAGCATTGAAAAGCTGCTGGAGCTGATGCGCCCTCACTTCAACACAACCGTTCAGCTGCAGTACGTGGAAGAAGACGGCGTTATCTTACAAACAACGCCTACCGCTGCGCCTCAGCGCATCATGGCCCGATACAACGTTCATACTGTTGAGACGGACATTCTTAACCCTTTGATTTTTATACGGGTTGGTCGGCGTAACGCAGAAGCTTTTACTGACCTGGATGCTTTCTTGCGGAAGTACGAAGGCGCTGTGAAAAACATTCCTAATGTAAAGGAAGCTATGCAAGCTACTTTGGAAGCCGATAATCGCTGCAACTTTTACGCGGAATACCCCTGCCCCATTGAGCGAATTCAGTACTCAGGACTTTACTGCGTCAACAACTGAAAGAGGCATCGCCATAACCAAGTATTACTTTTGTGCAGACGTACTGGCACCTTCGTTGGACTACCTGCGCACTTACGTCGCTATGTTTGACCCTAAGTCAAACGTGGTTGTTGATGAGAAAGCTAAACAAATTGTTTCAGGTGGTCGTAGGCTAAGTTGCAAACTCGATTACGTTGAGCTGTCAACGGATTACAAAGACCCCATTTTGGCGGTCACTAGGAAGTATTCACACGCTGAGTATGAGTTTTTCCCTGACCTCCAAGCGTTCTTTCACAGTTACAACAAAGAAGGCCTTGATCAGACAGAAACATATCTAGGGGCGTCTAACCGCTTAGCCAGCCACGGGCATGTAACTGTCTTTAAAACACACGAAGACATCCCGTTTCATAAAGACAAGGTAGAACTTTACAAGCTTTGGATCATGCCTGAGTTTGGCTTGATCTGATTGCATGAAAAAGTAAAGACATATAACTATAGTGAGGTGAAGAATGTCTCTTCACTATAGTTAATGAAAGGAATTGACAAATGGCTCTGATCTATGTTTCCGAAGGTCTCGAAACTGAGACCGCAATTGCCGCCTCTTCGGCCGAGGGCCTGGCCAAATTGAAGGCAGCCACGCCCGACGAGGGCAGGTGGGTCGACGACAAGTTCGATCTGCCGGCCGGCCGCCGGCTGATCCAGTCATTTACCTGGCGGGAGTGGGACTCCGCAGGTGAGGAAAAACTCCCTGACCGGTACGTGGTCGTACCTGTCATCGGCTGATCACACTGGCTAGTTGCATTGTGATTGCAACTAGCCAGGCCTTTCTTTTTTATTTTTTCTTGACGTGTCGGTTATATACAGGTGGCAGTACCACGTTATCAGGACTGAGCACCATGTACTCTGCGGGTAAGCTAGAGTAAGCTTTTACGTCGTGGCTGACCATGAAGATCTGACAGTTGGATTCTTCCATCATCTTCTTCAAGTACATAACTAGGTTGTCCTTATGGGCTACGTCAAAAGTGCGCCCTAGTTCATCTAGCAACAAAGGATAGTTTTGTTTTCCTAGGTACTTGCGTGCAATCAAGTTAAACGCAAAATCAATGATGTCTTGTTGACCTTCGCTACAAGCGCTACAGTCTTTAGGACCTTTTTCACCACGAATCGTCACAGGAAAGTTATAGCTGAGTTCAAGGTTGTCTTCCGTACTAGGAAGGCCTAGTGTTAACTCATATGTCCAGATGTCGTTAATGACGGCGTTCATCTCACTGATGAACGTATTCAAGAAACCATAAAGACCTTGAGCGATCAGCCCACTATTGGGGCAAAGAGTTGCTACTAACGTGGTAAAAGCTATATGCTCTTGTTCTAGGTCTACAATTTGCTGAGTCAGCGTCTTGATGACTTTATGCTGGGCTTGTGCTTCTTGAAGCAGATTGACTTTTTGTGCCAGTAGAGACTGGATCTCTCTGACAAACTGGTTGAAGACGACGCGTCTTCTAGCTTCTACAAACCGGTCTTGGTGACCAGTAATCGAAGTCTCTAGGGCTTCAAGCGTCGTTTGTAAAGACTTGATTTGACCCATACGAGAGCGCACCATTTGGAAATATTGCTGCCTGGTATTGAGCATCATGAGCTTAGAGGTGTGCTGCTCAATCTGAACTGACAGGTCAGCTTGCATTTTCTTTAAGCTGCTCAAGTCAGCTGTATCGAGCTTGCTGATTTTATCCAGCAACTCTTTCTTTTCTTTAGCTTCTTTAATACAGAGCTGTAGTTCGATTTGTTTGTTCAGGTCTAGAGCTATAGTGCTGACAGCTGAGAGAGCGGCTCCTGGCTCGTTATAGAGCCTCTCAGAGGGCATGTACAAATCCCAGTAAGCACGCAGTAGTGGAGCGCCTTGCTGTAGTCTGATAATTCCTGTAAATATAGCACCGTACTCTGTACAATCAGTCATGAAGACTTGAATGTCTTCTATTTCTTTTTGAAGTTTTACGCACTCTTCACTAGCGACTTCAAAGTTGTTTTTCTCATGTAGGAACTGAGCTTCGTTATACAGCGCAGAAAACTGATGTTCACATTTAGGGCACTTGAGGTCAGGTGTTTCTTTGTGCTTGAGCAAATGCTCCATTTTAACTTTAGCTTGTGTGGCTAAAGACGCATAACTCTCTAGTGCTTTTTTCTTTTTGTTGTAGAGGTCTTGACTCTCAGACTTCTTGATACTGGAGTAGAGTCGTTCTGGATTCGGTTTAAGTTTTGTTAGCAGATCAACTAAAGTATCTTGTGCTGCTTCAAATGACTGTTGTGATACCACAGCGTCATGCTCTAGCTTGACTTTGGTTGTCTTTTGAATAGCATCAATAGCCGTGATGAGCTGATCAAGTTCTGCTTTTAGCGCATCAATGGTTTTAGTCTCAGTTTGCTCTAGAAGAGCCATATGCTCTTCGTTCTTATGATGCCACTGCGTACAGTTTTGCAACAGTTGAGTATGGGTCTGATGAGCGACTTTGAGCTGGTTGAGGATGGTGTCTAGCTGAGTATCGCTGTAGTAGCCTATTTGACTACAAGCTTTCTTGAGTGTTTGTGCAACACTCTTTTGTTTATTCACAGACTGGACATCATACACGATTCTCTCTAGATAAAACGACGGGTCTTGGTCTAGAGGGATACGAATCTCTAAAAGAGTTTCTAAGACGTCATGTAAGTCTTGGGCTTGCTGAGTGAGTCTTTTTTCTTCGTCTTCTTTTAGAAGCTTATCTGACTCAGCGACGAGCTTTTGCTTAGCGAGTTTAATGGCGCCTTGTAAATCACGAGCGCGTTCTTTACAGCGGTTGTAGACTTTGATGGCGTAGTCGTAGTTAGCTTCGCACAATTCAATAAACCACTCTTTACGCCGCATAGGCGATAAACGAGTAAATTTTTCTTGGTTTTGTAAAAGAGAGTTGATGTTGGATGTGATGCCAAAGTGCTGAGCAATCAAATCTTTTTGCACGACGCTGGTACCCCAGTCGTTTAAAGCTACGCCGTCTTTACTAAAGTAGTGACGCTGGCCGTTTTCAAAAGAAGCTGCTAGTCGGTAGCAACTATTGTCATGTACGAATTCAATTGCACCTGAGCCTCCTTTTTCAAAGTCAGCAGACAAACGAGGCCAAATAGTGAGCTGCTCTAGAAGAGAGCTTTTACCAGAGCCGTTGGTGCCAATGACAATTTGAAGCGGAGTGGTGAACTGAGCTTTGAGATGGGTTGTTCCTGTCAGAACAAACCGCCGCCAATGATCCAGTTCGATGGATGTGATGTGCATGGTGATGAGGGGATTAGCTTAAAATAAACTCTATCAGAACACAATATGCTGACGATTTATCTTTTTACGAAGGACACTTAAACACCATGCTTGAAGAAAAACTCAGAGTCTCGAAACTACGATTCTTCTCCGTAGGAACAGTCGCTGCCAACAAAGACATAGGCAGCTTTGACATTGAAGTCATCCCTGACGAAGAGCTTCCTTTCCTAGATGGGGAGATCAGCAGTAACCAAGAGAAGATTGAAATTTCTGGAACTGATAGCTCAGGCGCTGCTTATAAATCCAGCATCATCACCAGTAACAGTATCAAAGCCACTTGGCTTAAGTTGTCCGTGTCTAACCGCTTGACGGCTCCAGATGTGAGACGCAATGAGAAGGTGATGATCTACCAATTTGGAGATGAGCCTACCTACTACTGGACCACTTTAAAAGACGATACAAAGTTTCGTCGTCTAGAAACAGTAGTGTACGGTATTAGCGCTACACCAAATGAAGATGACAAGTTGGATAATACCAACATGTATTGGTTTGAAATGAGTAGTCACACAAAGCAGATCACGCTTCAGACCAGTAAAGCCAATGGAGAACCATTTGCTTATAGTCTTCAGATTAACACCAAAGACGGCGCTATTGTCATCATGGACGATGGTGGCAATTGGATACGTCTGGATAGCGTTGCAAAACGCATCGAAGCTATGAATGCGGACGGTAGTCACTTTGATATGTTTGCACGTAACTTAACCGTGTCTATTCCTGACACCACAGCGATTCTGTGTAAAGACTTTGTAGTCCATGCCAGTAACAGTGTTGCTATCTCAGCAGGTCAAGGTTGCTCTATGAACGCAGGAAGCAGCTGGAGTGCTGCTGCTCCTAATGCGAGCGTATCGGGCAGTGGAAGTGCTTCTGTCACAGGTGGAAGTGTGAGTGTAGAAGGTTCCGGTTCTTTGAACCTGACCAGCCCTGCAACCTCTATCAGCTAAGGAATGTTCTATGGGTAACATGGTCGTTCTTGGTGACAAAGGTGATCACCCCGGAGAGATGATCAGTGCCAGTGGAAGCTTTTCTACGCCCGCAGGTACCCCGTGCGTAGAGGGAGATTTGTTTCGCTGTGAACTCAGAGGACATGGCGTCACAGAAGTAGACGCCGTAGGACATTCCCCTTCTTGTAACGGAAAGAAGCTGTTGAAAACAGGGGCTACTGCGCGCTGCGGATGTATCATCACAGGCACAGGTAGTGTGAACGTGTCTTAATCGAAGACGGCATAAAAGGCAGGCCATAAGAGCCTGCCCATTATGCTGACCTTTATACGGTCACATCACAACCAATTTCCAGCTGGTAACCAGGATTGAGGAGTTCTGGATCTTCAGGGTAAGAGACATCTGTAATGTTGGTCAAATGGTTAGGGTCTGTTGAGTTGTACACCATGCGCCTCAGACCAGTTGCTGTACACTGCATACTCCAGCGCTGACCGTCCGTAGAAACAAAATATTCCGGTACGCGACCAAGTCCTACTTGAAGAGGATATACCGGTTTTTGATAACTGCTATACTCGCCCAGTACAGATGTCTTTTGACAATAGTGGCGAGCCGTATAGAGTTCAGTTTGATTCAGAATGACGATGAAGCTTTGACTAAGCGTCAAGTATTTGAGCAGCGTCACATCGGAAAGCAAGTTAGGCAGATTGGCATAGTCAAGCGTGCTGCTCAAAGCAGGAGCAAGGCTACTCAAATCGATATAGTTCTTAGACTCAAAAATCCTATCAACCAGCTGTAGGCGACTATAGTCAACCTCTAAGGTATTATCAGAGATCAAACGGTAGACACCTGAGTCAGGTGTATAAAGATAGCCGCCGAGTACAAGCAGCACAGCTCGCCCATTCAAAGGTGTATTGATGCGAATGGCTCCGATATCCTTGTAGCCTGTGATGGGCTCAGTGCCAGCCACCATGGCATCCGTCAGACGTTTAAAGACGTCTGCGGTTTTGATGGGTTGAATGGTCAATCCACCCAAAGCTTGAAAGCTGTGAATGCCAAAGTGAAACGCTTTAGCCAGGCGTACGGATTGAGAAGCACCATACACCAGCACGCCGCTAGAGCCGTCTGTATCAGTGAGATGATAAAACCCATTGATGGTGACCAAACAGTTTTTGTAGACGGTATTGTAATCCGTCACGGGGTCTTCCCGTTTGATCAAAGCATCTGCTCGGTCTGCAGGAGAGATGGTGTCTTTGTAGACAGCGTCCCAGGGTTGCATGGCGTAGCCTGCACGTACGCCGTTGACCCACTTGGCCGATTGGATGTTGATCTGAGGCTGAGTGGGTGTAGTGGCCAGTGTCGTTTGAGCAGCGATGACGGCTTGAAGCGTCAGAGCACTGTCGCTGTACTGGCTATTGAAAGTCGACAGCTCAACGTAGCTATCGACTGTACCATCATTGACTTTGATGATCATCCGTCGGTACAGCTGGATCAACATCGCGATGCTGCTGGTGCCAGGTGTGACGACTTCCCAACGCCGGTTAGAACCCTTAGGCACGCCAATGGCAGAAACAAAGGAGTAACTCATAAACAAACTCTTTCTCTATTTGAAAATGATCTGACCCACCTAGACACTTCTTTAGCGTCTACATTTGAGAGGTGGGTTTGCTTTTAAATCACAGTATTCAACTTTTAGTTTTAGACGTTAAAGGAGCTTGAGGGTCATCATGCCTACACTCAACAATTACCCCCTGGACTATACGGGGGTTGCCAATTCAAACCACATTGCGGGTGAGAATCATACACTCACCAAATCAGTTGGACTGAGTTACCAGTTCATCGTACCTGACTACGCGCCTTTTTATGGCGCTAGCATGCATCTGCATCTGACCAAGCCGGACAATACGGTGGTCCCTCTGATCGAAGGGGTGCATTACCACCTCTCCCATAAGTTCATCACAGCTTCTCGTCAGCTGGAAAAAGAAGTCTTTGGCTCGATCACCTTCATCAATAACCAAACCGAAGGTATCGTCACCATTGAACAATATCAAACGGTAGGCGGCCCTTGGACGTTGTCAGCCAGTCAGCTGACTCAAGCGCTCTCGGATATTCTACGCAATCCGAGGGTCGTGGCGTGGGAACAAGTGGCCAACTTGCCGTACGCTTTCCCGCCTATTGTCCACAGCGAAGACGCTGCTAATTTGGTTGGTGCAGACGCGATTGTCACTGCGCTTAATCTGATTGCGACGACGCTGGCTCAACAGGCAGGTCAAACTACCATTAATTTGCCGATTGCTATTCCCAGTAAGAACCAAATAGGTTTGGGTTTAGTCGGTAACTTTCCGATGTCGACTGACCAAGAAGCCATTGCTGGCCAGTCCTCTACCAGGTACATCTCTCCTGCCAATTTAAGAGCAGCTATTTCTACAGCGCTATCGAGCTTCCAGTCTGAATATACGGCTGTGGTTAGACCTTCTTCAGGCGCTTGGACTGCAGGGCAGTATGTGCGCAATAAAGCACCTGCTAAAACAGTCTACATCAATCCGAATTCTCCTCTGACTGGGGCGACAACTGTCACCAAGGGTTGGATTCGCATGACATCGGGTACCCAACACGTCGCTGGTACGGATTGGGTAGATGACATCTCATTTGTCCTGTAAAAGGACAGCATAATTGGCAGGCCTAGACGCCTGCCTTTTATGCCAAGGTTTTATTTACCTTCTAGTTCTTTTTGAAACTGGCTCTGTAGGCCAGCTTGTATTTTGTTTTCTCTCTCGACCGCGGCTTGGACTCGGTCTAGGATGAGTTTGACTTCCCAAGAAGGTCGGTGTAAGAACTCATCAAAAGAAATACCTAACTTGTCACCAATCTTTTTCTCTATGAAGATATCCAACAGATCGGCGTAACGCCTAAAGTACTCGGGTCGTTCTGCAGGATGCAGAGCTACTCCAGCAAAAGGCCGTTTCAATTTAGGATTAGCTTGCTCTTTCTTATACTGCGCAATGTGATCAAAGATTCCATACGCAGTTTGATACAGTTGCCTGACCACATCCTTAGCAAAGACCGCTTTGACTTTAGGAGCACGGTTAAGCATGTTCATGTAATCGTGATAATGGTGAGACTCCGCACCAAAATCAAGATCACCTACCAACTTATTTAGCGGGAGCGAATCCTTTGCAAACGCTGCCCGCTCAATTGGAAAAAAATGGGCAGGGGGTCCAGAGGAATGATGTCAGGATGAAGTGTTTCAATGTTGGCATGGCGTTGCGGCTGACCACATGCTGGGCAGTCGTACGTTGGAAAACCAATCATTGAAATGACGCGTGAGTCCACATAGGCTTTAGCAGCTTCGTGGATTTT